GCACATTGCTTTGTTAACCATAGCAACCGAGATACCGAAGTCGGCATTGCGGTAAGCGCGGTTAGGAACATAGGAGCATCCGTTTTCTTGGACGATCTTGATGTAACGAGGAACGCGAACGAGACGCGCCCATGTCGCAGGGTCAGCTTCGTTGAAAGCTGCAAGCGATGCGTTGAAGGCAGTGTCAGCGTTGAAGCGAGCGGCGTTGATGTCGTAACCGAAGGCGTAGTCGCCGATGATACGATTGATGCCGAGTTTCAAACGGGTAAGGCGTTCATCGAAGTCCGTGTTAGCATCCCAGTAACCGTTGTTGCGCTTGGCTTGGAAGTAAAGCGCACGGCCAACTTGAGGATCAGGGATAACGATGTCGAGCAAAGGCTGACCAGTCGCGTCTTGGAGATCAAGACGGAAAGCGTCATCTTCGTCTTGGAGGTCAACGAGTGCATCGTCGAGCATATCAAGCGAGAGATAAGCGATCTTATTGAGGTCGGCAGGAGCCATCTTAACGCGAAGAGCGCAGAGGTCGTAGCCAGCTTCGTTGTTGAGAGTGTGTTCTGGAACGAACCAAGATTGGTCATCGACCAGTCCGCAGTATGTTCCGTCATCAGTGGTAACACCCATCCATTTGTGTCCAGAACCACCGATGTAGTTGCTGCGAAGAAACTCTTCGTGGACGTTCTTGGTGATACGGGCATTCGACTCCTCGAACTGAAGAATCTCTTCAGCGGGGAAGAGGCGATAGAGAAGGCTCTCAACGCAAATCCAGTCAGTGGTCATCTCTTTACGGAGAAGCTCAAAAGTGTAGCTCTCAGTGCCGGGACGCTGAATGACTTCGGGTTTGCTGTCGCAAGAATCAGTCTCGCAGTAGGTGTCGGTGATCGTGCGGAAAGGAGCGCAAGGATCGTGGAATCCACGGCCAAAGCGGAATGCTTTCTGTTCGGTTGTGTGGTTAAGAGGCCATGCTTGCTCCTCGAAACGGGTGAAATATGCAGAGTTGGTGACGAGCTTCTTGACGTAGAGGTCGTTGAAATATTCGCGGCCCTCGCGGAAGAAACTGTCAATCTCGGCACAACTGTTGAAATATAGCTGATCTGATGCCATAATATTTAGTTTGTTTGAGTTTGATTTTGGTTTAGTTTTAGTTTGGTTCGCAAACGCAAAAGGCTCGAAAGCCCCAAGCGAATGCTTGTTGTTTTCGAGCCGGAGTTCAACCCTCGGTGTCTTTTGCAAGACCAGTCCGGAAACAGCTTTTGATGCGAGTGCTGATACTCGCCAGTCAGAGTGCGACTGAATCCCTAATTTTATCGTAAACGATAATTTCGGATTTCTCTTTGATCGGACATTGCAATCATCTATTTACTATGTCAAGAGTTTTTTTACAAAAAAATTGGGGGAGGTAGAACAGCGACAAACTACCTCCCCCGTCTATGACCAGACTTTAGAATGTAAGGCTTATGCTGTTCGACCTTGCGGTGAGAACTTCGCAAGTTTAGCAGCCAGTCCTTCCGTGATGCTCATTCTTGGTTTCTGGGAATCCGATGCACTTGATGATGACGAGATGCGCGACGAACCTTTCAGTTGCGCGATGTAATCGTCTTTCTCTTTTACCATTTCTTGGTATGCTTTCAGTTGTGCTTGAATCTTCTGATAGGCACGGCCTTGATGGATCAGTCGGTTCATGTCTTCAACTGATGCCTGCTCATTGGTCTGCTGGGTAGCCGCCAGAGCAATAGCCTCGTCGCGGGAGATGTCATACTTGATTCCCTTCTCCTTCATGTAGTCAGCAATCGTGTCCGGGATTTCCGTAGCCCGATCAATCTCCTGCTGAGTATTCTTGTAGCCTTCACGCCACTGGTTCAGATACTTGTTCCTGCCTTCTTGTTCTTTTTGTTTAGCGGTTTGAAGGATATTCTGCTTGGTTTCTTCAAAGTTGACAAGAGCAGCGTGATGTCCTTGAGTTGCTTTGATGAAGCTGTTAACCTGCTCCGCGAATTGATATTGTTTGAACTGCGAGAGCGAGTTTGTGATTTCTTCAAACGCTTGGTCGCGGTCGGCTTCTGCTGCCCTGCGATCTTCTTCGGAGGCCGAATTGAAGATGGAGGCATTTGCATTAACAGCACGGGAGAATGTCGAAAGAAGAGTTGGATCATTCGATAGCAATTGTCGCGCAGTATCGTAGGTGCTTTTGATAGGATCGAGGTAAGTTTTTTTGAAATCTGGATTACTTGTGATGTCGTGGAAGTCCAGTTTACCCCGAAGTTCTTTGATTTGCTCTGATAGTTGTTGCTCAACTTCCAACTTTTCTTGGTTGGCTTTGTTGAGTTGTTCTTGGTAATGATTGGCTTCTTTAGTCGATGTTGACTCGGAGACCATTCGCTCAAGTTCTTGGATTTTGGTTTCAAACTTGGGGATTTCATCTTTCTTGTATTTCTCAAGTTCTTCTTTGAGTTTGCGGTTTTCTTCGATTTGTCGCTCGACAAAACCTTTCTTTTTTCCTGTTCGGTCAGATGTGATTTCAGCTTCGGTAACTCCCGCCACTTCTTCTGGTGGTTCTTCTTCATTGTATTTAGCTATTCCAAGTTTAGGATCACCAACATTGGTAGCACTTGGCTTACCCTCGTCGGATTGTTGTTTGCTGAACTTCTTGAGGAAGTCAGATGTGTTACCTTTAATCGGAACTTGAGGTTTGGATTTCAGTTCCGCGATTACGTCTGCTGTGTCGTTTGTGTCTGCCATAAATTAGATTTCGTCGAGGTCTGGATCAATCGTGTTATCCGCAGGCTCTTTATGCTTTGCAGAAGCTTTTGTTTTTTTGAATGCTCCCTGCTCTTCTGTTCCAATAGCTTCAATAGTTTTGATTGCATGGATAAGCGTGGTTACTCCTTCTGGGGGATTTACGTTAAGTAGTAAATACGCCTGTAGTTTGTTCCAGTCTTCGTGTGATGTTATCGCCGCGCATAGGGATTTTACTTTTTCTGTTGTCATGTTTGTGTTGGTGTCTGCATTGGAGTTTCTTCGACTTCAACTTCTTCAGTTACTTCTGGAGTCTCAACCTCTTCGGTTTCCATTTCCTCTGGCTCCTCTTCTTCCATCTCTGGAGCTTCGCCCTGCATTGCTGCTTGCTTTGCTTTCTCCTTCTGAATCTCAGCGCGAGCTTTAGCCTTCTGAAGTGCGAGTTGAGTGATGCCTTGTTCTTTACGCTGTTCAGTGCGTTGAGCGTGACTGATAGAAGCCTTGCCAATTGAGATGTCAGCAAGTTTCTTCTTGGTGTCAATTTCGATACCAGATTTAGCAGCGAGGTATTGAAGTTTGATGTCTTCCTCGGAGTTTGGCTGACCAGATTTCTGAGCTTCGGCTTCAGCCATCTGGACGTAAACTTGTTGAAGTTCGTCGGCCATTGCTTGTGCTTCATTCATTCCCTGCATGAATTGCTTCAAGAAGTCCTGCTTGGATTCATCCTTACTGATATATTCAACGTGCGCCATGATGTGACCACCTTTGAATTTGACTGAGCGGACTGCCTTGGAAAGCTCTGCAAGCTCTGGTTGACCTTGCTGCACAGATTGCAGGTTCATCTGCAATTGCATCATCATGTCCTGCAAGTGACCAACTGCGTGTTCGATATGTGGATCAGTTGGCAGCACAGGGAAGTTTTGCGGGTTAACAAAGGCATCCGTCATGCCAGCATTTTCAAACCCGATTACGCGAGCGGTATCAGTAATCTTAGTTGGCTTGGTATTGCGATAGCGAGCTACGTTGTCCCTGCCAGAGAGTGCCGCGATTGCATCTTTAACTGCGTTCTCTTGCCCTTCATTGGCTGGAGTAATTGCTGTAATGCTCAATAGCTTCTCTGCTGTGATGAGCTTGAATGACGGACTGCCAGCCCCGTTGATTAGGTTAGAACGGATGCTTGTGATGTTCTTCCAAGCGGCGGCTTCTTTCGGAGTTCCAAGTTCTTCAAGAATCTCATAAAACTTCTTAACATATTCGTATCCATCATCGCTGGACTTAGCGTTTACGAAGCGTTTGTAGAGTTGTTTGAAATATAAAGTTTGGCACTCGTTGAATCGGCGAATCTGAGTTCCAGATAATTTTGCAGACTCAGCGGCATCAAGTTCCGCTTCACCTTTCGTGCGCTGCTTACCTCCAGCGGTAGGTGCGTTGATGCGATACTGACCCATGCCCCTATACATATCTCCCATGAAGAACTGCATGAAACTCATGCTTTCTGCTACTGGAAGCTGGAAGCGGTTCTGGATGAATTTTGCGCCATCTGGCATTACGCTGATTGGCAACCATTCCATTTGCTTCAACATCTTCGTTGCATCCGGCCCTTGACCTTCGATCATCAACATGGAATTAAGGCGCACGGCATCGACCAGCGAGTTCATGGTGAAGTCATACTGACGACAGGCGACGAATGCCGACTCTGCTTGGCTTTTGATGTCTTGGAAGAGTCCGCTGCCAACCGAGTCGGTCAGCATATACATGATCTCATCCCATGAATTGAAGAGTCCAATCTTCAGCATCATAAATCCATGTTGGCTTCTGACATCATCTTCACTGATCTTGCCTGCTCCCTTGATATTGGAGTTGATGTAGTCCGAGATGGGTTGATAGTCTTGAAGGATAATCGCCTTGCTGATCTTTCCGTCGAACTCCCTCCAGTAAACTTCGTAGAGGTCGATCTTCTGATTTACGGAAAGTGACCAGTTAAATCCTGCTTCGCTGATAGTGCGGAAGAAGTCTTCGCGGGTCTTGCGATTGTTGCTGAATGCACGATGGAAACGGATAGCGTCAATTGCTGCGTCTACATTCCATCCCATTGCTTCTGCCGCCGCACGATTCTCGATCTTCTTGTAGAGTTCGTATGGTGTCAGACGGACACGGCGGACAAACTCCTCAAGGTTGCAAAAGTCGATCCTAATGTCGTCTGGAAAGAGGAGGTCGGAGAGGTAAACGTGTTCTGGCATCCATCCCATAGGGGAGTCCCACATTCCGATTCCTTTTCCATACAACAACATTTCTTCAAGGTCTTGCTCTGTATTGTAGAGGTATCCGGGCCATTCGCGGATTGCTTGGTCAAATGCGATTCCGATGTTCTCTGAGTTAACGAGGCGTTCTTTTTCATTGCCAAATTTACTTTTGATCGTGCAGCAAGCCTGCCGTTCTGTAATAACATCGTAGTAACTGGACTTCTGGTTATCTACGATAAATCCAAGTTGTCCGTAGTTTACATCCGATTGCCAAGGCAAACGCTTTTCTGCAAGTTTGCTGTAACCTGTAGGCGGGAACATCTTATACGCCTTATAGATACGGATACGCTTCGACTCCCTTCCGATATTTGCCAGCCTTAAATTATTAGCTATATTCCAGCAATGCGAAGCGTTGCTGATCCTTGTGGCTGGCGGATTACCATCTTGGTCAAGTGCAGCCAAACTGAAATTATCATTGCCGATACTTAAAGACATATATTTTATCGTTTACGATAATGAGTTAAGCGCAACCCTACGTTTATTGCAGGAAGGACATATTTTAGCTTTCTGCTCAAGTTTAGTTTTCAAAACTTTGTCAGTTACCGCTGCGACTGTATGGATGGCTTTAGCGATCTTGTCTCCAAGACCATCAACATACCAGCAACGATCACTTGGTTGACGCTGGCAGATTTGATCTTCGACCATCGCTTCGATGTTAGCAGGAAGTTCGATGTTGTTTGCGCGATAGTCTTTCTCGATATTCTTTATCAAGGAATTCCATGTGCTACCATGAACAATTGCAGGAAATGTGAGTTTATCGCGCTTGATCTCATATTTAAAGAACCAGCCGCCGATTGGTGCGAGGTTTTTGTTTTTTAGTTTCATCTTGCTTTTGAAATGAAAATATATTTTCCTATTGATATGTCAAGAGTTTTTTCTTCAAGCAAAGGTATTCGTCGTTACGGAATTCAATTCCCAGAAAACATGGATGACCTTGGTATTGAGTTATACTGCTACGCTATAAGCCGAGGACAATATGGTAGAACTTATTGTATTAGACAAAATATAAATATTTCAGATTTTAAACTACTTTCTCCATCTGAACATTTTCTTAATGCAGTTAAACTTCAATGGCCGACTGAAGTTTCTATTTACAACCGAGGATACACCAACACTCAGTTAATTAGAACTTTAGATGAACTTTGCAGCAATGTTGATATTTGTTTAGCTGGAGCCGCTTCAATGGGAAAAAGTTTTCCGGTTGGTCTTTGGATTTACCTTGATTGGTGCGCTGCCCCGCACTGCACTTCGTCATGGGTAGCTACTACTACTCTCGGCGCATCTGAAGATCGTATCTGGGGTATCATCTCCAAGCTCTATAAATGCGCTCGCGTTCAGATAGGTAAACTAATCGACTATCGTCATATGATTGTTTGGGGTGGAGCAACAAACGATGAGGAAAAGGAATACGATAATGCTATCAAAGCCCTCGCCTTTCCATCTGGTAATGAAGGTCAAAAAGCAGTTGATACCACCCGTGGTCGTAAGAATGATCGAATCCGTCTTGCACTTGATGAGTTGCCAGAAATGGAAATGGGCGCGATCACCTCAAAAGTCAACTTGGGTGCAAACGATGATGTTACCTTTATCGGTATCGGAAACCCATCTGCTGGTGATAATCCTCACACTCGTTGGGCTATGCCGAAAGGTTGTTCTAACTTTGATTCAGTAAACCCAGACATGGATAAGTGGGAGACTGAGACTGGAGTTTGCTTGTTCTACAATGGTATGCGTAGCCCAAACTTCGCCGCGCCTGCTAATGAACCCTCTCCGTTTCCATTTCTCATGGATCGTAAGAAGCAGGAGATGATGCTCAAATTGTGTTATGGAGACGAAAATGCAATTGACTATGTGCGTAACGCTATCGGTTGGTGGCCGAAGACTGGATTTGCTCAGACCATACTTACCGCTGACTTGATCCGTAATGCTGATACCAACGAAGAACCACTATGGGATTCCGAAGGATTTACCAAGGTAGCTGGATTCGACACCGCATTTACAATCGGTGGAGATAGGTGCGTTCTTACTATCGCCAAACTTGGGTTCGTGCGCGGCACTCGCAATCGTGTGATGTGGCTTGAGAGTCAGAAGGTAATCCAGTTATCCGCTAATGCTGCTGCCGAGTTTGAGATTCAACTTGCTACTGAAGTTGTTCAGTTATGTCGTGCGGCTGGCGTTCAACCTTCTAAGTTTGGTATGGACGTTTCTGGTGATGGCGGTAGAGTTGGACAGGCTATCATTCGTGAGTGGCTACGCTTTGACTCTTCTGGCGCGGCAATCGCTCTTATCTCATCTATGGGTAAACCTACTGAACGAATCGCGGCAGAGGTTGATAAACGCCCATGTAAGGATGTTTACGATAGACTTGTTTCTGAATACTACTACTCAGCCTATCATGCCTTCAAGAGTCGCGTTATCTTTGGGATTGATCCTGCTTCGGATTTGGCGCGGGAACTTTGTTTGCGACGATACACCATTAAGTCCAAGAAGATTGCCATTGAGACTAAAGATGAGCTTAAAGGCAGAACAGGATACTCGCCTGATTTGAGTGATAGCTTAATCTACGCACTCGAAATGGCGCGGCGTAATGGACTTGTTTTTATCGGAAACGATAAACCAGTTCCAACTAACCGATTTTGGGCGCGGGATGAAGTATCAATTGATACCACTCCAGATGATGACTACGGATCAGACGATAACGGAGATTGGTAATACTGGGCCAAGGCGTTACTCTTGGTCATGGTTTTAGTGACGGCCCCATGTATTGCCGTTTGGCTCTTTTTGCCACTTTACACAAGACTACTTCAAAGCTCGTAGTTAGCTGCATGACTCCATGCTTCCCAGTAAAGTTATTGTCACGCCGCACAATTGATGTCCCTTGGCCATCCATGTTGCCATTGTGCGCTTTTCTACATCTACTATCTCGTCGGGAATGCCCAATCCGAATTGAATGAATACGTTCGTCTGGCAAAAGAACGTGACAAATTATTCCAAAGATCAATCGAGAATTCCTTCAAGTTCTAAAGTATTCGCTACTTCTTCTGGAACTACAATACGAATCATTTTCTCTCCGTCAAGATTTCCAAGAGTTTCGTTCAGTCGGATGTCACTTTTCTTCACCCAACATTGATTGAACTTCTGACGAAACAGAATCTTCTCCGGTGTATTGCTTACTTCAGTTCCCTCGCAGATGATGCGGGATTCAAATGTATTATTTGTAGTCATAAATTATGTATCCATTTTCTCTTGCCCAACCTACTTCGTGGTGGCATCGATTGTGGCAGGCGCGGCAAAGAACCATGAATGAGGACTTGTCGCATAGGAACTTGCCCCTCCCTTTTTTGTGGTGAAGGTCTGTGCCTTGCCCATTGCATATCTCGCACTTGTAGTTTTTCTCTTCAAAGTATTCTGCTTTGACTTTTTCGTAATCAGCATTCTTTACTCTTCGGGAGTCGGAGACTGCTCTGAGCTTTCCCCCTCGCTTTTTGAATCCTGTTTTTGCCTGTAGGGGCGTTTTTCTTTGTAGCATAGGGCGATTACTTTTTCGACTTGTTCTTTCTTTAGGATACTCTTGGAGTTTACTTCAATCTGGTTGACCAGTGATCCTGTCACGCCGATCTTGTCTCCAAGTTCACGGACAGTCAATTTCAGCAATCTCCTTGTTTCACGAAGCTGGCTGGCGAAAGTCTTTCGTCCAAGAGAACGGATCGTGCGTGATTGCTCGTAGGCACTCATGCAGGATTCATAAGCAGTTTCTAATGGATGTTTCATTTGCATAAAAAATAAACCAAGACTATTGACAAGTCAATACTTTTTTGTTACTATGATTGCTTATGGATAACACTAACAACATCAAAGACAACGCAGAAAAATTACTCGCTGGAGTAAAGCAAACTGTCATGGTTACAAACCTATCTTTAGCCGCCGCGCTGGAGACTCCGTTCATGGCTACCTACGAAAGTGATGAAGGTATTCTTGTCATGGCACTCAGAATAAACAACACCGCAATCATGGCCGCGACAGGTGTAAATAGTAATACTGTTATTAAGTCAGATATTGTCATTACTAAAGAAGGTATCGGTGAACGCCGCTCCACCTTCCAGTGCGAGACAGAAGAAGATGCCAGTCAAATCTGGGACTTACTCAACGACAAAATGTATGAGTGGTCGAAAGGTGAAGTTGAGAAGGTTGAAATGGACTGGTTATCGTAACCGATAAAATTATGAAAATAGATAAACCATTAGTTGTTGCTTACGGAGGCGGAACAAACTCAGTCGCCATGCTTTGCGGATTTATTGATAGAGGAATCAAACCAGACCTAATTGTATTCGCAGATACTGGCGGTGAACTTCCGAATACTTACGCTCACATTGATTTGATGAGCAAGAAAACTCAAGAATGGTGGGGTCTTGAGATTGAAAAAGTTTACGCTACATACAAAGGAGAACGAGAGAACTTGTATGATGAGTGCCACCGCAAGAAAATACTTCCTTCACTGGCTTATGGATTTAAGGCTTGCTCATTGAAACATAAGGTTGATCCTCAGAATAAAATGATAAAGAAATGGATGAAAGATAATAATCATTCAGAAATAATTCGTGCAATAGGATATGATGCTGGAGAGGGACATCGTGCGATTAGTATAGAATATACCCAGCTTTCTAAAACTCAAAAAGCCAATAACTGGTATCCGCTTATCGAATGGATGTGGACTCGCAGTGAATGCGTTGATACAATCAAACGACATGGATTGCCATTACCCGGAAAGTCATCATGCTTCTTCTGCCCCGCAATGAAGAATAGTGAAATTCTTCGCCTGCGAAAAGAATATCCAGAATATTTTGCGAGAGCAATCGCAATGGAAACAAACATGGTTGTGAAGGGCCGAGTAAAAGGATTATCTTTCGGCGTTCCGTGGAGCGATATTGTTGAAGCTGACGACGATCAATTAAAACTTTTTGAATGGCTTGACGAGAATGATCCACACAAAATTCCATGCGGGTGCTATGATGGATAATTATCGTAACCGATAAAAAAGATGCTTGACATCGAACACAACCTATAGTAGTTTTGTCTTGTGCGAGAAATTGCACATCCGGGGTGAAGGCCGGATTGAAGAAGTTTAAGTTAACCAAATAAAACTAAATGATCCCTTGTGGTGGTAATCCACCTTCATGCGTCTGTTGCCGCACTTCTTCGCCACTACAAGGGGTCGCCTTTTTTTAAATGAGTAAATCAAATCTATTGATTGACGAAACGCCCATCGTCTTTCAGCCAACCTTGGCAAAACTAATCGGGCTACCAGAAGCAATCGTGCTTCAAACTCTGAAGTTCTGGTGCGGTCAAAAACGATCTGGAAAAGTTGTGGATGACGAGCGTTGGATATTCAACACCCTTGAGCAATGGCGCGAATTCTCGTTTCCGTTTTGGTCAACAAGGACAATCGGTGAGGTATTTCGGACGCTTGAAAGTATGGGTTTGGTTAAGTCAAAGCAGTTCGATTTGCAGGCTGGAAAGGCAATGAAGTATTACACAATCAGCCAATCTGCACTCACAATTTTGACCTCCGAAAGAGCAGACCATCTGGAAGATTCTTCCACATCCATCTGGAAGATTCTTCCTGACCATGTGGAAGATTCTTCTCGTTCCGTGCGCGCGCGTCATATTAAACAATATACAGAGAAACTAACAGAGAATACAAAACCCCTAACCCCTTTTCAAGGGGAAGAGGAAAGTTCGGCAGTGGCCTCACATTCCTCGGTTGAATTGAATCAACCAAATCTATTCTCGACTAACCCAAGTGAAGCTAACGCTTCGGGCTTAGTTAAAACTAAGCTAACCACCGCCGATGGCAAAGAAACGGCCCCCCATTGCGCGGCCCCCCCACGAAATAAAAAATCGTCAGCTACCCAAATTGAAAAACCTGCTGGAGTAGGCGAGCAAGTCTGGGATGACTTCATCGCCCTCCGTAAAGCCAAACGCGCCCCGCTATCAGCAACCGCCCTCGCGTCTATCGCCAAAGAAGCAGAGAAGGCAGCGATGCACATTGAGGAGGCACTGACCGAATGCGTCACCCGTGGATGGCAGAGCTTCAAGGCTGAATGGATAAAACCAAAAACAACTACCAAACCAGAACGATTTTCTAACTTTTAACCTAACATGAAAAAAGTCCCAATAGCACGAAAGAGCGAAGCGGCAGTGTTGTCGCTCATCGCAATCGATAGAAACATCCTTTCCCAACAAACATGGGATAGCGATTACTTCGCCATACCAGCCCACAGAATCGTTTTTAATGCACTCCAAGGGGTTCACCAGCGGACAGGGGTTTGCTGCCCGTTCTCTGCCATTGCAGAGCTTGAAGCAACTGGACAGCTTGAAGCAGCGGGTGGTGAAGATGCGATTCACGAAATCCTAACCACAATGAAAGTAACTTCTGGTAAGGTTTGCCAAGACATGGCAGATGACTACCGGAAGCACCTGCACCGCACTAAAGCCTACCGCGATGTTCTTACTCTTATGGAGAAGGAAGAAGTAAACCTCCGCGCAGGCAAGGCCGATTTGAAGGGATTATCGGAAACGATAATGAACTTGGCCGAGGATAGGACAACAAAAGTAAAACCAGTCAAAGACCTCATCATCGAAATTATTGATGAGATGGAAGGTAAAGCTGTAAAGGAATTCTTTCCTACTGGACTACTCAAAGTAGATCGTGCGCTGAAGGGCGGAATGCACAAAGGAGAGATGATGACAGTGGCTTCAGAGACAGGTGGAGGAAAATCTATCTACCTCGTCCAAGCGGCACTCGCTAACCTGCAAGATGGAAAGTCAGTTCTGTTCTTCAGCCTCGAAATGAAAGCGAAGGACATCCTAACTCGCATGGCTTGTAACTTGGCAGGGTATCCAGTGCGTGAACCAGAGGATTACAAGAACGCAAACCAGCACGAACTCCTCAAAATTAACGCCGCATTGTTGAAATTACACCAGTTACCCATCGAAATCGTGGATGGAGTAGCCGAAATTGACGAGATTGAGGCCCAAATCAACCGATACGTTGGAGAAAAACGGGCAGATGTAATCGTCGTAGATTACCTACAAATCATCTCATCTGATGGTGAAGAGGGTAGGGAAAGCCAGATTTCAGAGATTGCAAGGCGTTTAAAACTGGCGGCACTCAAGAATAACTCGATTATGCTCACAGCTTCCCAGCTTAACGACGATGGAAGATTGCGCGAATCACGGGCAATTGGAATGCACTCTGACCAAGTAGTGTATATCGAACACATCAAAGAGAAGAGTAGGCTGACAATCAAGAAGAACCGCCGAGGCCAAAGGAACTACACAACGGAAATCATCATGCGTGGTGACATCTCAAAACTTGAAGAGGTATACTAATGACAACTGACCAAGCATACGGAAAAGCGTTGAAGTATCTGGAGGCGGCAAACGCAATCTGGGAAGCTCAAGACAAGGAAAGATATTGCATAGCAGAGAACTACCACAACGAAGGAACTAAAATAATGAACCAATACTTTTCTGAAACAAAAGTATTGACACAGATACAAGATATTGATTCAATGCTCCCATGAGTGACACGCCAGAAACGGATAAAAATACTTGGAGTGATTCAAGCGAAGGCATACTATACAAAGTTGTGTCATCAGATTTTGCACGAAAACTTGAACGCGAGCGCAACGAGGCGCGGGAGAAATATGATACGCTTGCAGTAGAAAATATGCTTGAGGTTAATAAACTTTGCAAAGAGCGTGATGAGGCGCGTGAGCAAGTTGATCGCTACCGAGACAAACTTGATTTGCTTCCAATAAGTTGGGAACTTTAAAAACTATGATAAACTCCAGAGCTAAAGGAGCAAGAGGTGAGCGGCAGTGGCGTGACCAGCTTCGCGCCGAAGGCTACACTGCTAAACGAGGACAGCAATTCGCAGGAGGACAAGACTCGCCAGATGTAATCTGTGAAGAACTGAAAGGCAAACTGCACTTTGAAGTTAAGTGTGTTCAGAATTTGAATTTAGATAAGGCTTGCGAACAAGCCGAGCGGGACGCTAAAGGCATTGCGTGGGCAGTAGCTTCAAAGAAAAATAATAAACCTTGGAAAGTAACCATGTCATCAGATACATTTTTTAAACTTCTCAGAGATGGAATGGAATCATTATGAAAAAACCAACAACAAAAGCAGGTAAGGCCGCGAAAGTGGCAAAAACAATGCGTGAATACAAGGCTGGCAAACTGAAAGCTGGTATTGACCCTAAAGGCCCGAAGAAAGCACCTATGGCTAAGAGCCGCAAACAGGCCGTGGCTATCGCCATGAGCCAAGCAGGAATGAAAAAGAAAAAATGAACTGTGTAGTTTGCAAAAAAGAATTAGGAAACGAACCTTTCGAGCAAGACGGAGCGAAGTTTAAAATTCACAAACATTGTGTAAACGAAGAAATAAAAGGATGGATAGATGAACTTTTATTGGGATATATTTATATCAGTGAAGGTAAAAATATGAGAGGATTTTATCACAAACCAAACGAAGAATTATGAAAACTGGACTTTACAAAAATATTAACGAAAAGAGGAAACGCATCGCCGCTGGTAGTGGTGAGAAGATGCGCAAGGTTGGAAGCAAAGGCGCACCTACTGCTAAAGCATTTAAACAATCAGCTAAAACTGCAAAGAAAAAGTAATGGAAAAGAGATTCACTAAAGTAGTAAAGAACCCAAAGACTGGCAGGACTAAGACTGTGAAGTATGGTCAAGCTGGCAAGGCTAAAGATGGCGGTGATCGTATTCGCCCCGGCACGGCCAAAGGTGATGCGTATTGCGCCCGTTCAGCTAAGATCAAAGGCGATTGGAAATCCGATCCTAACTCCCCAAACAATCTTTCGCGCAAGAAGTGGAAGTGCAAGGGAAGCAAGTCAATGAAATGAAGATCAACGGCAAAGATACAGAGGGAAATGTTGACCAAGATGATGCCAGAGTAGGGTGGAAGTATCCACTCAACTCCAAGCAGATTGCTAAAGCCTGCGAAGACTTCTTTAAAAAGCGCGGAATGAAGCGATACACGCTTACTGGACAAGAAAAGAAATGACGTGTCCTAAATGTAAATCACCTACTGAAGTCATCAATAGCAGAAAAAAAGATGGCACAGTAGTAAGGAGGAGGCTTTGTGCCTGCGGAGAAAGGTTCTCAACCAAAGAAGTAATTACTGATTCAAAGAAAGTTACCTTCAAGAAAGTAGTTAAAGCCCTATCCATGACCAAAGCAGTTACTGGAGAGTGGACAGTGAAAGTAGATGAAGATACGCCCGAATGGGCAAAGAAGATGCTAATCAACTTATGATACCACAATTCCTTTTTATCTATGCCAAAGAAGGTAAGGTAAGATGTTTAACAGTAGATGAAGCGCACGGAGAAAAATTAACAAGTGAAGGATGGGCGCACACCGCAACCATCAACCCAGCGAGTTGGATTGAAGCTATGGCAAATGGCTATCAAGACCCATCAGATATGTTAGATGAAATTCAGTTCAAAAAACCATGAGTATCGTAAACGATAAATTTAGATTCCATATCCTCGGCTTGCCTCATACAGTTAGTTCCAAAGAATTCAACGCCTGCGCTTACACCCAAAAGGTAGTGAAGTTCGGGAAGATGATGACCCAGCGCGGCCATGAAGTAATCCACTACGGACACGAAGATTCAGACCTAATCTGCACAGAACACGTCCCTGTCCTAACCAACGATGACTTCAATAAGAGCTATGGATCACATGACTGGAGAAAGACATTCTTCAAGTTTAATACGAATGACCATGCCTACCAAACTTTCTACCGAAATGCGATTAAGGCAATTGGGCAGCGTAAGAAGAAAAATGACTTCATTCTCCCATTCTGGGGTAGTGGTGTTCGTCCTATTTGTGACGCGCATCCAGACTTAATCACAGTTGAGCCGGGTATTGGATATGCAGGTGGACATTGGGCGCGGTGGAAGGTATTTGAATCCTACGCAATCTACCATGCGTTCTGCGGAATGCAGGCAGTAGGAAATTGCCAACAAGATAACTATGCCGTGGTAATCCCAAACTACTTCGATAAAGAAGACTTCGACTTCTGTGACCAGAAAGAAGATTACTTCCTCTATCTTGGTAGGGTGTATAGCGGAAAAGGTGTAGATATTGCCATTGAAGCTACCTACCGAGCGGGGGTTAAACTGGTAATCGCAGGCCAAAAAGAAGAAGGTTACAAGCTACCAGACCATGTTCACTATGTAGGATACGCCGATGTTCCTACCAGAAAGAAGCTCATGTCGAAAGCCAAAGCGTCCTTTCTACCAAGTCAGTATGTAGAACCATTCGGGGGTGTCCAAGTAGAGAACCTACTATCTGGGACTCCAACAATCACCTCTGACTGGGGTAGCTTCACAGAGAATAACCTACATGGTGTAACAGGATTCCGCTGCCGCACGATGGGAGACTACGTAGATGCGATTAAGAACATCGACCGAATTTGCCCATACGACTGCCACCGATTCGGAAAAAACTTCACTTTGGAGCGGGTAGCACCCATGTATGAGAAATATTTCTCAGATGTCATGGATGTCTACACTGGAGACGGGTGGTATGCCAAAGGAAACGACATCGAAGCAATGAACAGATACTATCCATGAGCGATACACCAGAAACAGACCATATTGAAGATCAGCTTGGAAGCGCGGCAAGATTATCTCATCCGATTATATGGAGACACGCACGTCAATTGGAGCGTGAACGAGAAGAAGCAATAGCTGCACTTGTATACATAGCACACTCTGGATTGTCCGCGAGACATATGGAAGACTACGCAAAAGAAGTATTGAGAAAATTAAGATGAACTGGGACGAATACGCAATGAGTATAGCCGAGGTAGTGGCTAAGAAGAGTAAAGACCCGTGGCATAAGGTCGGCGCGGTGATCCTCCGAGAAGATAACTCCATAGCCTCAGTAGGGTATAACGGATTCCCTCAAGGTGTAGAAGAAGATTGGTCATCAAGAGAAGAGAGATCAAAGTTCGTAATCCACGCAGAGCAGAATGCCTTGAGATATACAAGCCCCGGCGAAGGAAAGACACTGGTATCCACCCTCCTCCCATGTAGAGACTGCCTAAAGACCATAGCCGCCTATAAGATAAAGAGAGTCCTCTACAAAGAAATCTACAAATCCGATCCAATAGCCTTAGAGATAGCAGAAAAAATGGGAGTCACAGTAATCCAATTATGAAAATCTACATACTCTCAAGCGGACTACAAGGATGCAGCAATGACCTACCAGAAGCTGCATTTAAAACTCATAAAGCCATGCTGAAATACATCAAAGAAAAATACCCAGATGCAAAGGGAACGAGCCGCGTAGAACCAAATGAACACTACTGGGAAGACGACTCAATGTGGCTATGGGCAGATAAAATAGAACTACTATGAATGACCAAGTAATGGCAATGATCTTAGCATGGACGATAGTAGTAGCCTGCTTCATAGTAGAAACAACAACCAGAAAATGAAAGACTGTCACCAAGCATTCTTAAACTACTACCCCTACCTAACAGAAAAATACGAGGACTTCAACGTTTGGCTATTTTCCCAAGAACTAATCTGTGTAACCTTCCGACAAGGATGGGCAGCAGCAAATAACCAAAAACTTTGAGAGCAATAACGTGGTATTGTGGCGGGGGATAAACCTTGGTGGGTCTACCTCTGGTGAATCATGGAACCATCCCAGTAATCACATAAAACTGGGACTCTCACTATCGTTAACGATAATATGAAAAAAATCACAAGAAAAGAATACCTGAAATTGCCAAAGAAAAAACAAACGGCGATTTTAAAAAAACAAGCAAAAGCACTTGAGTCCTACTACTCAGAAAAAGAAACATACAAAAAAGAACTCATAGCCTTCATGTGGAAATGGTCGCAAAATTCAAATCTAACCCTATGGGAATGGATGGACACCACAAATGAAGCCGTGCTAACCCTTCTATTCGCCGATACAAAAGAAAAATATAGACCAGAAAAATCGTAACCGATAACATGAATACAAAATGAACTTATATTTAATATCTCACCCAGATGATAAGGTAGAATGGGACACCTACGATTCAGCCGTTGTATGCGCTCCAGACGAAGATACAGCAAGAAGAATCGACCCGCTTGGTAAAAGCGAACTAATTGAATGGTGGGAAGAGAAAGCATACTGGTGCGCCCCTGCAAATGTGAAATGCAAACTAATCGGCCAAGCAAACCCCTCAATACAGCAAGGCGTAATATGCGCTTCTTACAATAGCTAATGAATACAAAAATCGGCGCACTACCAACCCACCGCTACATCTGGATAGATAGCGAATATACCCACGAAAAACCAATCGGGCCAGTAGAAGCTATGTGGGTAGGACTAACCTCTATCCCAAGCAGAGCATGGGGAATAAATGTAATACTAAGAGAAGGCGGCGCACTCTACAGAAACATCCCACCAAACGCAGTCAGATTCAAAGAAAAAGCACTCGAAAACTGGCGCATAGAAGAATCCCAACTCTGGGACTGCTACTCATACAACTTCACCATCCTCCAGAACCCAATCCTAAGAGGAATGCCAGTAACAACGAAGGTCGGCCCAAATATACTCAAGGGAACCTACCTATTCTCAACCGCCCACCTAAACGATGGCTGGTCAGATAGCCCAGAACAAGACAAAGAATTCATCTTCATAGAACTCAATAACGGAAGACTAACCATCCAACCCACAAACAAAGTAGCCTTCATAGACAAAAGCTACACCCTACCCACTACCCTCCCAAAACTCAAACTCCAAGAGACTATCTACTCCTGCGAGTAGTAATAAATACAATTCAAGAATTCAGATTTGTATTTCAGCATCAAAAATACAATTGCACATGAGCATCATATAAGACTTGTCAATAGACTATATTGACATACAAAAAGGCAGTTTTTATGGGGAGAGGGGTTTCCGCATTGGGAGCTGGCGCGCTGGGGTGCATGGGGTAGAGGGGTGCGGGGGTCGTCGTCCTATATAAAAAGAGATTCCTTAGGCCTGTGCCATGGCTATACTGTGCGCTGTGCTATGCTAACGAGTAATGCGTTGCCTATGTCACAGCGTAGCCTTGCCAATGATACAGGGTGAACATGATCGCCAATGATTGCGGGCTTATTGAGACTAGAAAGGTCGCCGCTATTTCCTACTGATATTATCAGAAGCTACCAGTCTCATTAGCGGGATGACGTAATGCAAGCGGCTTGCAATAACTATTGCGCGAGGATGGCCGCTATCGTGTTTTTATTGGCGAGGCTGAATATCGGTATTGGGTGAAATTGGGGTGCAATCGCATTTCCGAGCGATGGCCGGAAAAGGGGATTTGAGGTGCGGGGATTTTATCAGGGTGCAGAAAATGCCTACCAAAAAATGCTCGGGAAGTGGCTTGCCTAGCAAACATCGCTGTATAGCGATATATCGATATTCGATGGCAAGTATCGCTCTATAGCTATATAACTATATGACGATATATGATTGAAATGATCATCGTGTTTTCCTATTCTAAAAATAATCAAAAAAAATCTATTGACATATTCTCTCTGTGTTGTATTCTCTCTCTCGTGCTGCTCGCTGATGCCGATGAAATCAGGGTCTGCGGGTAATTTCACAATTCGCTCTTTGGCTAAAAAATAATTTTCGCACTGGCAAATGTCAGTGTCGAATCAATGCAGAAAAATCCGGTGGCTATCATGCCGCTACAATTAGAAAAAACCCTATATGACAATTATACCAATGAAATCAAAAATTGATGGTCAGCGTTTCTTGAAATGCGATGATGACATCCTACCAATCGGAATCGCTGCCATGTGCGTTGACCGTCGCATCAGTGGATTTGAAATCAAATGCACGGAATGCCGAGTAAAGTATCCCGTGCGTTTATTGAATGAAGGCGGCTATTGTGAAGCTTGCGTGAATGCCGACATTGAATCCTGTGAATAAACAAATATACGCACTGAAGATCAAACTTGCATCCATGACGGATGCGAAAAAAATCCATGCGCTGAAACTAAAAATCCAACAATTAGAACGAAAGAAAAAATGAGAACATACGACGAACTATTGCAAGCTGTCATCCGATACATTGACAAGCATGGAAAGAATCAATCTGTCATTGATAAAGTAGAAACCATGCTCCCTGATGCGTGGTCTGCTAATATCATTGCCGATGCCTTGGATCAAATAGCTTCCCGATAATTTCCCCCATAACATAAACCTACACCCTATATAATAAAATGAATCGCATTACTAAAAAACTATTACAAGCCCGCATTGATACTATCAATTCAATCTTGGGCCTTCCTTCTACACCTTACACCTTACACGAAGATGGGACGCGTTCCGTCAATCAAGGTGTTTTCATCCTAACCCAAGCATACGGCGGATACGGTGTTGGAAAGATGAGCGAGGAAGGAGGAACATGGAGCGCGATCTGGAATGGCCATATCACCGCGAGGGATGCTTATGAGCGTCTCTCCGCCTTCATCGCCGGGCTGACCTTCACTAAGTAAAAACCAATGCGGGATGTTCTATCCATCCCGCTTTTCTCTCTCTTCTTATGTCAAAAATCCGTTCACTTTATTTCAAATATATCTCAGAAAACACCTCCGCAGCGTGGGAGGCATTCGCCAATGAATGCGCCCGCCGTGGCTTTGACCCTGAAACCTTAGCAGAATCTTTCCAATGAATAAACTCTCCTCATCTCTCCAATATAATCGCGCAAAAAATCGCTTTTTTGGTTTTTTGCTCACACTCTCCACAATTGGCGCGGCTTTAATCTTCATCCTTCTATGAACAGAAAAATTGGTTCAGACGATATACTTTCCCCCAATACGCCCGTCCGCGCTGGCAATCGGCGGGGATTCGTTAAAAAATGCGAAACAGTCCCCGCTTCCAATGGGGGATTTATTTCTCTACACACTGTAGTTTTCAACGAAAAGGCGAAAACTCTTACTTGTGGCAAGAAAACATGGGAGAAAATCAATCCCGTTGAAAGTGAAGTGAATTATTCCTTCATTTTGTTTTAATCCCCTCCACAGTATGCGGGAAGAGTCCGAACCTCTCCCGCTTTGCTCTATTCGCCCCGCATTCTCGTTTTTATTCTCTCTCCGCTACTATGCCATTCCTATTTTCTTTCGCGCATTCTATGAGGCGTGATCGTTTCCGATAATCCCTCCACACTGATTTCCCCTCCACAACACAACACAACACAACACAAACATGAATAATACACTCCACACTCCCGGCCCTTGGAAACACGATCCAACATGGGGCATAATCAAATATGGCAAAACTGAGATTTGCGCTCTCCACAGCGGAAACATTGCCAACGCTCGCCTCATCTCAGCCGCTCCCGATTTGCTCTCCGCATTGGAAGGGCTAATGAAACGCGCCGTTAAAGACGCTGAACACTACGCGCCAGACGGAAACGAGCCGATATGGGCTTTTATTTCCGACGCATCCGACGCAATTTGCAAAGCAAAGGGGGAAGCATGAACGAGATTATTTTTTCTGAATCTGGAAATACTATTGCCGGAAACTTAGCTAATGAGTTGTATTTCAAACACAAAGAAAACATTGAAATGCTAAAGCGAGAAGTTGTCGGAGGTATGGATTCCCTTCTCATTTTGAAGGCTAAATTCTGGGTGATTGATTCAGATTGCCGGATTATCGCTACGCAGTCCACACGCGAAGGGGCTTTGCGATATTGTAACGATCAAAGGGTTATTTTATCAAAGGGAGATTAACCCTCCACAGAGGGCAGAAATAGTCCAATCCTATTCTGCCTTTTGTAAATACTTTTTTATGACACGATTTCCGCTAACCTATTGTTGCCTTTCCACTGGTTCAAACTCCCCCTCCACAGGGTTGGAACATTCCATTGGAACAATAGTAATGTCCTCCGCTTTCTTCGGCCCCTCCACATGGAGGCTTATCATGGCATTGATATTTAAACCCTTTCTATCGTGAAGGTTGTTTTCATCCAACCCCAAGGCTCTCGTAGCCATTTTCTCGTATTGCGCGAGAACGTCCAGACGTGCCGACTGGTCTTTAATGTTCCCCGATTTGTTCCGTATCTCAATTTGTTTCCGTTCCTCAGAAATTTGCTGCAGCATGAAGTTGTAGTGATTCTCTGTCTCCCTACGCATCACATCTTCCATCTTTGGCGCAAGCGTGTTCGCTACCTCTTCACGCAATTTGATTCGTTTTGCGATCCACTTCCCTTGAACCATCAAATTTTTGAGATAGTTTTTACTCATCTTCTCAAACTCTGGAGTCTTGAGAATGTCACCCAACTCCGCGCCTGCCATGTATAACGCCTCAATTTTAGCTGTATCCCATTTCCTATTGCCTCGCTTCACTCCACGAGTTCCGAGTGATTCGATATTATATTCTTGCTTCATACCCTTTTCTATTCTACGCCTTTCCGCTTGTCAATAGTTTTCCCTCCACAACACAACACAATAAACCAAACCTAAACCAATAACATAACATGAGTTATACAGAAAAAACAGAGTCAACTTGCCTTCCACCAGAAGCCTATATCCGCCTATGGCAGAAAGCAGAGAAGCAAACCGAAATGCCTAAATTCCGGTCTACTGTCTACCCTAACAAAAACGTCAAGTCCATCCCATATAAGAAATGAGAACATTCACCATGCACAAACAGAAGCCCTTGTTCCGTTACAAAGACTCCCCGCTTTCTGGCGAGTCGGTGAAGCGGGAAATGATGGACGCACTGGAAGCCGTTATTGATGCTTATGGAGAAGGTGACACGCTTCTTATGATGCAGTGCCGCCGTGCCTTAGATAACGCGAGGAAGACACGATGAACATCCACGACCTTATGGCAACGGTTGAGTGGTCGCATCCCATTCAACTCAATACAAAGCGAGGCGTTCGACTCCTCAAGAAAGCTCCCATTACTCCACAATTCTGGAAAGTATATGGTGAAGATAAAGAGCTATTCAAGAAGCAAATGGGTGACGCTGGCATTCAGTTAGGTAAATTCCGCGAAGAGTGGCAGTTGACGCACTGGTCAGATGATCAGCTTAAATTTAAGTCAATTATCGTAACCGATACTCAGACAGAAGTGGAACCAGAACTTAATCTGATCCCTCTACTTCATCCCGAAGGACTCTTTGAGTATCAGCAAACCTCAGTTCAGATGGGCGTTGCTTCGATGAACAAATACAATCGCGTCCTTCTCGGACACTCCACGGGCGTAGGAAAAACATTCTGCGCCTTGGGTATCGCTAGAGAGCTTGGTAAACGCATCGCGGTAGTCTGCCCCAAACCTATTACAACGGACTGGCATCGTGCCGCGAAGATGATGGGCGTTGAGGTATTTGAGATTTGTGGGTGGGAATGGGCGAAAACTGGTAAGAGTCAGTTAGGCCGATGGACGGATGAGCATAAGAAAACATTCCGTTTCATGTTGCCCGAAGATGTTCTACTCGTATTCGATGAGGTTCATCGCGGCAAGGGTGAAGCTACACAGAATGCCTATCTCGTTCGGGATTCAGTAGTCCAGAACATTCCTGCCATTGCTCTGTCTGCTACTATTGCGGATGATCCTACCAAGCTATGGGCAATCGGTCAGTTTTTAGGTCTTCATCAAGGCGGCAAGGATTACTTCCGTTTCCTATCACAGAACGGATGCAGGAAAACCCGCTTCGGAATGCAGTTCACAGGAGGGCATTCGGTCTTGAAGAAGTTGCATTCTCGTATCTATCCAGAGAAAGGCAATCGGCTCCGTCACTCAGACTTGGGTGATGCGTTCCCTGAGACTATGATTAAGGCAAGAGCATTCGATATGGATAACGCTCGAAAGATTGCTGGTGAGTATGACGATCTTTGTAATCGTATCGAAGAGTTGCGGGGCTTAGAAAACTTCTCCGCTAATGTTTTGGCAGAGCAGACCCGCGCTCGTCAAAGAATTGAACTCCACAAAGCCCCGGCGGTTTGCGCTATGGTCAGAGATATGATCGAAGAAGGCAACTCGGTATTCGTAGCGGTCAACTACAGCGAAACTCGCAAGTTTATTCTGGATGAGCTTAAAACTAGTTGCTCTATCCACGGCGGTCAGGATGAACTAGAGCGTAGAGGTAACATCGACAGCTTCCAGCGCGATGACTCACGGGTTATCGTGGGTATCATACAAGCTTGCAGGGAAGGATTAAACCTTCAAGACCTCAACGGCAACCATCCGAGAGTCGCGCTAATAATGCCTAGCCCTAGCGTTTTCGACCTGAAGCAAGTATTGGGTCGAGTGCATCGGGCAGGCGGCAAGTCGAAGTCGATTCAGTATATCATCTACGCCGCTGGTGTAGGGATTGAGGAATCCATCTGTGAAAAACTAGACGGCAAGTTGAAGAACATGGATTTGCTGGCAGATGGCGAGATAGATGGGACTATCTCACTAGCTCCAAAAGATGAAGAAGAGAATCTGATTTAAAACCAGTTTCACTTAAACTTAAAAACCAGATTGGAAGAAATTCCTTTCTGGTTTTTTTGTTATCTAAACCAATCTGAAACTATTCAGAATATATTCTACTCGGAGAATGAATCTCCTGCGTTTCTGGCGGGGCAGAACCAGAGCGACAAGTCTCCCAAAAATTTGGGAAAACTTGCCGAATGAATCATACACGTTTCTGTATGGGTGTATCACCTTCGCTTCGCAATCCACGTCCAGCGGTTCTCCTTTACCTAGACTAGTCTAATATCGTTGACTAATTGCAAGTCGCCATTGCTGGCACATTAAGTTGGCAGGATAACAGTCTTAGCAGCCATTCCAACTCCACTCCTTCACCAGTATTTAGCAGACTACTCTCGGTGCGTCCTTCACGCATCCCCGCTGGCTACACGATCCAATGGTGGCAAAAAAATTGGGCCTGTTGCATCTAGCCGGAATACAACAGACCCATTTTATTGACTGAAAATTGATCTCCAAAGTCCGGCTAGAACTCGTATTGGATACGAGCAACCTAGCGGACAGAAGACCAATGTCAAATCATTTTTATCGGTTACGATACTTACTTCTCTACTATCGCTCCACAAGTATCAGTTTCAAATAGTGTGACTCGCACCACATTTCCAAGTTGGTCATTAGCCTGTTTGAATATCCATGCCGCGATATACTCTGATGTTGCTCCTCCAAATATTACATCGTTGATAACTTTGTGATCCAATTTTTTAATGATTGGATCAACCCTTCGTTTTATCTCATCAAAATCCACTACCATTCCCAAGGTGTTTACTTGACCAGAACATTCTATTCTTACTCTGTAGTTATGCCCGTGCATGACTGAACATGGGTGATCTGGTATTTTAAGGTAATGGGCCGCGCTAAATGTGAAGTCTTTGAATGCTGTAGTTTTCATTCTCTGATGCAGGTTATTTTGATTCCGTAGTGCAATCCGATTACTTCTACCTTCGCTCCAAGTTTGGCGCGGAGGTGATCAGCCAAGTCTTCTTGATAGATTTGTTTTGGCGCATCTTTCAAGAGTTCAATTAAGTCCTCCACGATTATCGTGTTGTGACTCGTTATCTTTATATCGTATGTGTCTATCAATTTTCCGTTCGGGCAAGCGGCTCTATGTGTTGTCTCGTAGATATTCATAATAGTTTAGGTTGGTTTCTTTCTTCGTATATTGCTTTCCTCATGTGGGTGTATCTACCTAGTCCAGTTCCATCAAGGCTATCGACTCCAAGTTCTTCAAAGTATTCAAATCGTCCGGGCGTGTTGACCCTGCCAACATGAATCCATTTCTCTAAAGCCTTTGCTGTTTTGATAAGGTGAACAACATGATTGGACATTTTCCATTCAGTTGTTCCTCCGATGAATATTGCAGAGCATTCATCCCAAGGTAGATCAAAGTTTTCTTGCCCATCTTGACATACAAATGCCAATGGGTAGTTGATTCGATCCTTCCATCTACTCCATACTTCAAGCGTTCTTCTCGCTGATCCAACAATATCTGGAACTGCTACCCACCTACAAAGGTGCTTTTCTGGTTCAAGTCTTTTAAGTAAAGACAAGAATCCTTTGATTTCCAATTGTGAAAATGCTCCGTTATCTACCGCAAAGTGTTTGCCGGGGGCTTGAATTCGGCGGCAAGTGAGAGGTGTTAAAAGTTGTTCGACTTCACAATCAAGCTCACTTGCAGCCGTTTCAAGACTGCCCGATGTATCGAGCATTACTATCATTGTTAACTGATGATCCGAGAAGTCTCTTCCTTCTCTTCAGTATCGAATCGCTTGCGGAACTGGGCGTTCTGATAATACATGAATGCCAGTTCCAGATACTTGATACATTCAAACCCCTCACCCTTGCGGGATTCTGATTTGATGACCATCATCGCTGCTGTATGCAACAGACTAGCCATTGCGTGGACTCGTTCGTTTAGTGTCTCGTCTCCGCTCTTAATGAAGGTGAATGCTTCAAGCACGGCTTTCGAGGTTTCGTTTTGTTGTGTTGGTTCTGACATAAATTAGTCTTTTGGTTTGAATCCGTAGGGCCAGTTCGGGTTCTCCCGTTCCCAGCGGTTTAGTTTTTCTTTTGAATCGCTTAACTCACGATCTTCTTTGTCTTTCCAGTATTGCTCTGGATCATCTTCGTAATCTTTCTTGCTCATGTTATTGCTCCTTTAAGAATTTGATCCAGTCACCTTCGGCGGGGTCGAACCATGACTTGTCGCCAAGGTCGATCAGCAGTTGGTGTTCTTGAACTTCTTCTGGCATGGCTCGGACAACCTCCGAGTTGCCGAAGTTGGTGACATTGAGGACAAGGTAGCGGTGGTGGGTTGGCCTATCGTCTTTACCCTGCTCATGTCGGACTCGGTTCCTAACCTCAGTAGAGGATAGCTTTTCGGTCTTTGCGGCCTCAAGAAGCTCATCCTGCTTCTTCTTGTTGGTCTTCTCATCTCCGAAGTTAGCGTTGCCAATCTCACGGTAGACTGTGAACGGAAGCATAGGATCACGCTGACCAACAGGGAAGGCGCGGCAAGCCCTAGCGTAGCCAGAGACAGTTGGATAGGACTTCTTGAAGTTAGAGCAAAGCTGATTGACTACATCTTCATGCCCTGCATTCTCCAGAGCCACTACTGAATCACCAATGATCCATTGTGCGCCCGATTCCAAAGTAAGACCGAAAGCAAACGCTGCCACCCAATCTTTCATCTCTACCTTACCTTTAGGAACGCACTGAGTCATCCCCGATCCGATGTCGAACTTCTGAGTGAATGAGGATAGTTCCAAACCATCCTTCACACTCTCCACAAGGGCGAGGGATGCGTTTACTGGCTCATCTTCGGTTACTTCAACCTCAACTTCTTCTGCTTCTACTGCTGGCAAGGCGAGGCGTTCCTCTTCCATCTCCTCGGCCATGTCTAAGTCAGCGGACATCTTCTCATACATCTCCAACATTTCATCTGGAGCATCGTCGCCAAGGTATTCGTTCTTCTGGAGTTTGCTCCATGCCTTCTTGATGTGAGCTTCGGTGATGTTGATCCCCGGCCATTCGGTTTTAACGAACTCCCCCATGTGACGGAGGTAGGTTGACAGAGGGACAATAACGCCCTCTTGAGTTGGGCTGAACAATTCTAATTCTTTCTTTTTCATGTTGTGTTTAGGTTTAGGTTAGGTGTTCTGGGGAGAACAGAATCAATATGGAATGTCGTCGCTATCTTCTGCTGGAGCGTCGAGGTTTAGGTCTTCTGCTGCTTTCTCTACGCACTTAGCGAAGGGGGTTGTGAATCCTTTCTCCAAGTAGTATTCGTAGAGTTTAGTGAGGGCAGGCTTGCCGATCTCTGCCAGCTTCTTACCCTTCTGTGATCCGCTTGGGACGATGACCGATGCCCAGTCAGCAGGATCAAGTTCTTCGGCCTTGGGTTCTTCCTTCTTAGGTGCTTCTACTTTGGTCGAATAGTAAATGCCCTTCCTGTTAGCTTCGATGAAGACCGACGAGACATATGCCCGAAGAGTCTCTTCGTCTGTAATCTTTCCAAGGTATGCCATGCGAACCAAGGAGTCGATGTATTGGTGCATCTCAACGATCTCATCAAGTGCCTTCTCTGGATTATCGGTTACGATAACTTTGGGTGTTGATGTAACACGGGCAGGTTCTTCGCTTACGCCATCGTATTCCACCTTAGCTGAGGCTGAAACCTTGATGACTTGATTGCAAACTTGTTTACCTTCTTTGTTCTCGTATTTTTCTTCGGCAAATGTAACTCCATTCAACCCTTGTTTACCGCGAGTTGAAGACAAGGTTACAGTTCTATTTTTTACTGAATCTTTTTGCTCATTATTACAAAAAGTTATTTTGTAAGCGTTTCCGTCGATTTCAATTTCTCCATCTTGGAAGTTCTTTTCGCCATACTTTGTATTTACATTTCTTGCTTTGTATAGTTTGGTGATTTTTCCCGTTACTTTTTTGATGATGTCGTTTGGCTCAATGCCGTCTAATTGGTTACTCATTTGTATTATAGGTTGTTTTGTAGTAGTGGCAGAAGGGTGCTACAGAGCAGTAACGCTCGCAGCGGATATTCCCACCTGCTCTTGTTTCGATTGAGTGTTTCGCGCCATAGGTAGGTAGCAGTCTTTCAGCTTCCTCCAATGTCTCGCACACTTTTGCTGCTCGTTTGTTCCCGTCCTTCTTGATGGCAAAGGTATCTGATTTAGCCCACCGTTCCTTTGGATCACAGGCAGGGATGGTATCGTCTGGCATTGCTGCCGCCGCTTGGTGGAGTTTAATCCTCTCCGCTGCGTAGGCCAAACACTCTTCGTTATCCCAAAGAGGTATGTCAACAATGTGGACTGCACATTGAGGATACTCCTTGTCAAACTCAGCCTTGCTTGCCTGCCAGTCCCGAAGGATGGCGACGATCTGACCTTTCTTGACTTCGTATCCATACTCTCTCCAGAGCATAGCATTGAGGTTGATCTGTGCTTCCCACTCAGACTTGCCGCCGAGGAGGAAACTGAAGACCGATGTTACTTTGAAGTCAGAGATTACTTTGTTACCAGTCTCATACAAGTCAGTCTGACCAGTCAGCGTCCAACCACTAATCTCTTTGTATAGACGCTTCTCAGTCATCTCGTCTTCGCCGCCTGCCAGCTCAAGAACTTTATGCACTGACTGACCAAGCAATGCCCACACCCTATCGGATGCGTCTTCTACGATCTGCTCAGAATAGCGTTTCTTGAGTTGGTTGATCTTCGGTGGGCCGATCAAAGTAGTCACTGAGATGTCAGCTTTTCTTTGACCCGCCATATAACCATCGTGCGCCAACGCCCGATACATTGGGGCTGGCAAATCGTGTCTATTCGTGATCGTCATTTGGTTCGTCCCAATAGGTAGGTCGGATGCCTTGATCCATGTCGCGCATAGCACATTTATGGATGTATGCTTCGTGACGCGCCTCTTCGATTTCCGAAGAAAGATCGTAATCGTCTTCGTCTCTCATTTCTCGAAACAATTAGCGAGGAGTTCAGCCACACCCTTGAGGTGGTCGCCCTGCTTGACTACTGCCTGTGCATTGGGCAATTTACCCAATTCAAATTTGCCATCTGATGCTGCTGCCGATACCAAGCGGAGATAGATTTCTTTTTGGAGTTCGGAGTTCACTACGGGTTTTTCTGTTACTTCTTTTTTTACTGTTGGTGTGTCTTTCATTAGGTTTTTATGGACGGAGGTTGTGCCGTTCGCAAGGCAAATCTACAGACTACGATTATCGTGTCAACATTTTTTTAATACTTTTTAGAAAATATTTTTATCGGTTCCTATAACAGAAAACGCACCCCGAATTTCTCCGAGGTGCGTCAACCTGATGAATAACATGAATACAACATCCCAAATGCTGCGCAACCAATCTACATCAGCTTCTGCGGGTGTCAAGGTTTTTTCGCAGCAACCCTAACCTTGTTCTCCGCGATGTCCCTTGCACGATTACCGATTCGCTCAACAACCTTGGTGTAAGCCTCCGGTTTCATCGCAGAAAGTTTCTCGTAATTCTTCTTCATGGATGTCGTGAGAACCGCGCCATATTCCTTCACGAACATCTCGTATTCTTTGTTGGTCGGGTCTCTGTCGAGCCTTTGTGCAAGCTGATTCCGGGTCGGAATGCTTGGCCCACCACCCTTACTCAAGACTAACTCATGGAGCATGATTGATTCTCTGTCAGTCGGGATGTCATAGACAATCGGAACTCCGAGCTTAAACATTTTGCTTGCGAAGTCAGTTGAAAGCGCAGGTTCACCAAAAGCATTCAAAGATTTCGGTGCTACGGCAGGCCCGATGAATGGGATGTTTGACCATACCGCACCATCTAATGTGCGCCTATCAACAGGATCGTTGATGAAGTTCGACAGGTTACTTGCAAGGCTTGTTCCCAATACTGGAATCAGAGTCTTAGCGGGGAAGGTAAGACCCTTGGCGATGCCCTCTACACCGATGTCTCCATATGTTCCGAAGAGTGACTTTGTAGTGAAGGCATATGGGCCTCGACGAAGCGCAGCATCAAATACAAATCCCGCCACAATGCTTGCATCTTCAATTTGAGAAGCGGTGTTAGTATCGCGTTTTTGCTTTTTGCGAATCTCCAAATCATCGAGCGCACCAAGCATCATAGCAGGCCAAGTGAACGCTTCAAATCCTCTCATCATGTTCAAGTCAAACTTGGACTTCCCGAAATAAATACTCATGGTGTTTGGCTTGTTGCCTGCTTTATACCAAGAGTCATAGAACTGAGGGTCATCGCTTCTCTTTGGGCCATTACCAGTAAATACTATCTTGAACTCATCTTCTTCTGGTTCGTCAGTTGATCCAGCGCGGAGGGATGCAAGAGCAATCAATGCTACAGTTCCAGCGATAGCCTCGTTTAGCCTCTGGCTATACTGGACATCGGTTCCGAGTGACTGAGCGTAAGGTGATGTCTTGCCCATCTTCTTTGCTAACCAATCATATCCAAAACGCACGAATCCGTATGGCGAAAACCAAGCTGTCTCACGAATCACGCGAGCAGGAACGATTGCATACCCATAGATGATTCGGCTGAACAATTTCAGAATCTGGTTTTCAGTTTGATTGGCCGCGCTTGCCATCGACTCCAACAACCACAAGGCAGGCATCGAAGATACACCAGCGTCTTTCAACTTGGTTGACTCATCTTTCAAAGAATCAAGTGACTGCCTGTTTCTACCAACAGAGGATAGCGCATCATTGATTGCGGCATCCATTGCTTGCTTAATATCACTTTTCTCTACGCCTGCTTTAGTCAGAGCATCGTTCCATGAGGAAATGTAGAACTCATCAGCGAGAATGCTTGCTTTGTTTTTATCGGTTCCGATAGCGATTTGCTGGAGGTAGAAATCATTCTTAGCCTTCATCATCACCGCAAACATATCGTTGGCTTCTTTGGTGGACATCTTCTGTCGCTTCATTACTGCCATCGAATACTTGCTAATGTTCTGGTTTTGAAGTGAGGCAATCGCGCCATAGTCGAGAGCATTCAAGATGCGACGAACATAATCCATCATACCAATCATCATGTTCTTTACTCCGTCTGCCCGTTCTCTTGGTGTCTTGCCACCCTTGAACTGATCTACTCCGCGACGATAAAGCCTAAGAAGATTATCATCGTTCACGATGTAATCCACATTGGAGTAAACTGTGACATTGTTCTTGAAAGAGAAAGCAACTGTGTTCGCCCATGATTTGATTGAATCCACAAAAGCAGTCGCCGCGTTGGTGATAGCCTTTGGATTACCCTTAAGAGTTCCCGATCCAATCTCAACAATAGCATTCCGCATAGCAAATGCGATTGGTGAGAATGAGTTCACAGTTAAAGTAGGAATACCACTCAGTGCTTGTGCATCGTAGTATTGCCCGATGACATCCCTTGCGCGGATTGGTAGTTTGGCTTTAGAAATTACATCTTGGATTGCTTTGTAGGCTTCTGCCTTTTTAAGTTCACCTGCTTCTGGATCAGAGAGGATAGCGTCATTCTTGAGGAGGACTTTGTATTGTTCTGGAGTAAACCCAGTCCATCCATTAAGTGCCGCCATGTCGCTCAACACATTCCTTGCAGGGTCTAATGCACCAGCGCGGAGGGCTTGCAATACTTTCTGGAATGCTCTGCGGCTTCTGGTATCTCCAGATTTCCAAGGTGCAGACTTACTAATAGCATCTGTGAATGCCTGCTCCTGTGCCATCGTGAAGCGTTTTTGGAGCGAGATGTCCATTAACTTCGCAATTCTTTCAGACTGGGCAACATTCAATCCTGCCCTACGGAGGTAGTCACGCATGACCTCATATCTCCAATTTGGTTTCTGTTGTTCTTCCAGCGGAGTGTCTTTAATTGCTTTGACGATCTCCGAGATTGGCCCTTTCTCAATAGCTTTATTGATGGAGGATAGTTCCCTTGAAAGGTTGTTGATCTCATGCTGTCTCCAAACAATATCTGCCAGTGTCTCTGCTGCCGTTAGCTCAACTCCTGCTTCTTGGAGTTTGGCAACCAACATGGACTTCCAAGGAGATTTGCGTCCCATGTCTGGGCGTTGTTTTAAGTCAGCAGCTACGATAGCACGGACATCATTTGCAGTCTGTCTTGCTGCTGCTGGATCAAATGAAGGTGTGTCAGACTGAATCTTGGCGAGCTTTTCGATCTCAGCGTCTGCTTGCTTTTGAACCTTACTGTATTCCTCATCCAGTTCCGCTTCCTCAGTCTTGCGTTTTTCCTTACCCTTCTCAGTAGCTTTAGTAAACTCTTCGTTGATTTTACCTACCAAGTCGGTTCCAGTTCTGCCACCAACCGATTCAAGCTCATCAGTCAACTCTTGCTCGGTTACTTGCGGGGTCTTCTCTACCGCTGCATAAGCATCCTTGATAGATTGAATCTGATCTTTAGTTGGGTTAGGCCCATAGATAAACTCTGCTACATAGTTAGTGTAGGCATCCTGCTCGGCTTGTCCCATTATTAGGAATCGTTGAGTTAACTCAAGCCTTGCGCGTAAATCTCTGGCGGCATCACTTACGCCGATTGCAGCAGTCGGTAGTTTGTTGATGTTAGTCAACATCATACCAAGAAGTTTCTTATTTCCTTCTGCCGCGAGTCTAATAGAATACTCAAACAAGTCGTTAATGAACAACGCTGCACCCATACTAATCTCACTCGCCGCGCCAGACTCATCTACTACCCTTCCAACATCATTCAGTTCTTTAGCAAAATCAGTTCCACCCCTACCAGTCAATCTTCCCAATGCACGGAATGCCTCAGTAGTATTGTTTTTTGATACTTTCGATGGATCAAACTGCTTGCGTAATAGTTCTTGGGTCTTAGCGATAATGCCTTCTGGAGTTTTCTTTGGTGGGCCAATCTTTTCACCCTTGATCTGTTCTTTGTCGGGTTCCACCGCTGGCTTCTCTTCTACTTTAGCTTCCTCTGCTGGCTTTTCTGCGGCTTTAGCTTTCTCGCCTATCTTACCTTTGCCTACATTGACCGCTCCAGCCTCACCCTTCTTCGGAAGATACCCCATCAGTTCATTCAACTTCGCTGGCGCACCACTCACTGCTTGCCATACTTCCCCAAGAAACTCTCTGACCGCATCACCGAATCTCTGGATCATCTGTTTAGCCCAAGCACCAAACTCCATGCCAGCCTCGTAGATGTTCTGTCCTGCTTGGATGAAGTCTTCTTTGGTGGGGATTAGAACGCCGCCTTTTTCTCCGAGTTTTGGTTTCGTTATCGTTTCCGATACTGCGGGTTGGTAAACATACAACTCGCCTTGCTTGACGTATCCTTCTGGTAGATCGGGTTTTTGATAAGATTCAAGAGATTCATACGCCTCAGAAGAAATGGGTCGTCGCGCCTCAAAGGCCTGATAAATCGCGTCTCCTTGAGCGGTTTCTGAATCAAATGGAGTGTAGGTTCCCATCTGAGCGTTTTGGCTCACGCGATCCAATAGCCACTGTTTGAGTTGAGATAAGGTCAGGTTACTTCCGCCTTTAGGGGCAGAATAGAATCCCGTGCCTCTTGCCCCGTTCTCGGTTACTGTATACTTCTTTATGCGTTTACCTGAAACTTGAAAAGAATACCACTCGGATTGACCTTCAATACGCAATATATCATTGTCTTCTGCTATCTTTGCAAGTCCGCTTTCAGAAGGAATCTGAGCCTTAGCTTTTTTTGCGCTTTGCACCTTTGCTTGTTTGTCATAGTCTTCCTCAAATTGAGCAAACTCCTCCGGTGTCATCTGCTCTGGCTTCGTGACATCACGCTGGACTAGCTCCGTTATCGTTTCCGATACTGCGGGGGTGGCAGATGGTGCAGCAGAGGGAGCGGGAGCGGTCGCTTGCACGGCCTCGGCAACTGGTGTAGCTGCTCCAACTGGTTGTTCAGTTACCCCCGCTTTGAAAATATATTTACCACCTTCTTTAACATAACCTTTTGGCGGTTGAGTTTTTGAAACCTTTGCGCTCATTGCTGGCGCATTTGGGTCACGCAATGTTACTGGCTCAATCCTTACTCCTTCAATTGGGTCTTTGATTACGCCATCTCTGCCTCTACCTTTTTTTGGTTTCCAAGAATATGCAAACCCAGAATCGGATACATACAATTCCGCGTTTCCAGTCGGTGTTTCAATTATATCCCCTTCTCGGAATCCTTGTTTTTCTAAATGATTTGTGAGTGATTCGTTTGTTATCTTTGAAGCTTTGAATACCCTTACATCCTTTGGGTCGCGTTGCGTATATCCCAAGTCGGTGGCTTCTTCTATTGTTATTTCTTCTGGTGCGGCTTGCTCGGTGACTGGTGTTTCTGGAATTATTCTCCATCCAGTAGCACCTTCTGGTAGCTTCGCTTGCTCCGCATCAGCGGCTTCTTTATTGGGAAGTATTTGTATTGTTCTCCATTCTCCTGATGTGGCTACAATTTGCTGCAAAACATATCTCTGTGGTTTTGCTTCAATAGGCTGCTCGGTGACTGGTGCGGGAGTGATTGGCTCAACCGGCGCGGCCTCTGCGATGGTGGGTGCAACCTCTACTGGTGGCGTGACTACTTGTTCTACTGGTGCGGGTGCGGGTGCAGCTTGTGCAGGTTGAACTGGTAAGGATTCCTTAACAGTTGGGGTAGGTTCTTCTACTATCGCCTTGGCTAACTCGGCTTGCTGACGCTCGGCTTCTGTTATCGGTTCCGATAATCCTGCTTTGTTAGCTACTTCCTTGAATGCACTCAAGTTTCTCTGCGCTTCACTCAATTCCAACTTCAACTTCTGCGCTTCTTGTGAAGTAGGTTCCAAGGCATCGTAGGCTTCTTGCAGGTTAGCAACAGCATTCTCGCGGCGAGCTAATTCTTTTACTACAGATTGCGTTGCTGGTGTGTTTTCTGCCAAAAGTTCGTTGGCTACTTGATTGGATTGTTTATCAATCTTCTTCTCTTCTTTTTGTTCTGTAGAAGTAAGTGCTTCAACACCTCCGAATCCACCACCAATTAAAAGACCAGCAGTAGCTTCCATTGTCGCCGCTGGAATTACACCCTGCATAGTTGGGACATCTACACCGATTCTTTGAAGCGCAACATTCTCGGCAATCTTTTCTTGTCCGCCTTGCAATGCTTCAATAGGAGCTTCAGAGAATCCTCCTTTGATTACAGATTTAATTATATCTTCACTCGCTTCTTTGCCTGCCCCCGTAATCAAACGAGTCATTATCTTTTCAGCACCAGTCGAGGATGCGGCGGCTCCAAGTCCTGCGCCGATAAGAATCTGATCCAAATTCTTTCCGTTATACGCTTGAGCCTCGGTTGCTATGTCGTCAATCTTATCTTCTGGCAAACCTTGCTGACGAAGTTCCTCTTGGACTGCTGTGTAGATTTGGCCTTTAACTGATCCTGCCCCTTGTGCTGCACCTATGCCCATCTGTAGTCCAATAACACCAGCTTTGGTCAATTGCGCGGCTTTAGCATACACGCCTCCAGCCAAGTTAGGTAGCATTATGCCCATTGTGGTTGCAGTCATTTCTGCTGGAGCAACTGTGAACGCTTCCAAACCAGCCATGATCTGTGGCAAGATACCCTTACCTTCAGCGTCTTTGAGAATACGGGAAATCTCTTGTGAGTCTTGCTTCGATTCAGCAGACAAGAGGTTATCAAAATAATCTTCGTAGCCTGCTATAGATTTAGATACTGGATTGTTTGCGCCGAAGACATCAGAAATCATTCGGGTTCCAGTTCCCAACCCCTTCATAAACTGGATTCCTATGTCTGCTGCACCACCGACTACACCCCCACCTTCGCGGCGTTCTGGTTCTGGAGGACTTACCTTTGAAAAGTAAGTTATTGTATCGTCTAAAGAATGCCCATTCTCCTTGGCTAAATTAAATCGTTGATCGTCCTTACCAAGAAAGTTCCAAATCTCATCGTCGGTGTATCCGCTATCCCTCGCGGTTTTTAACTTTTCGGGAGTGAAATTCATTGAAAAAACCTATCAATTCAGTTTTAAAAATTCAAGAATCTTTTATTACAAAGATTTTAATTTTGACCTTAGTTTTTCAATTTCCTTTTTAGTATCTTCAAAATCTTTAGCATTACGAGATGGCGTTGCATTCATATATGCACTCATTTTTCTACGAAGATAATTTGGAAGAATCTCTGGATTCCGCTGACCAACGGCAGTTAAGATTTTAAGTTTATTTTCAAGTTCTGAAATTGAATCTTGGATTTTTGTCTTTTGAGTTTCAATAGATTGTTTTGTGGCAGCAGATGCTTGAGTTTGTTTTTCAGATACAGCTTGAGCAAATGGATTATCAGCGGATAATTTTTCCGGTTGCGGTTTGGCGGCAGCAGATGCGCTCCCTCCGCCAGCTATCTCTTCTAAAGAAAGTTTCTTTGTTCCACCTTGAGTTGGCGCGGGAGCGGTGGGTTTTCCTCTGACAAAATCATATTTGCCTGTCAATGCGGCGACTTCCTTGGCTTTCATTATCCCAATAGCTTCTGCTCCATTAGCGTCCGTCTGCACATTAGGAGCTTCATTTCCATCAATAAAAATTTTGAATGTATCAGTCTTTGGATCATCAGTTTGGAATACCCTTTCTGTTGTGATCCTAGAATAATTTCCATCAACCTGTTTATGGATGTTCAGCAATGTGTTATTGCTTGAAATAGTATTGTCTGCTTTCTCTAGGTCATTGATCGTTGCGGCGAGCGGATTTTTTTTGATTAGCTCTCTGCGATCTTCTTGGCTTCCATCCTTGAATACTTGGACAATCTTTTCTACTTCGACAGAACTTTCGGGGCCAACAATCCCAACAATGTTTGGATTCAATGCCATTCGGAATGGGATCACTTGCTTGCCTTCTGGCACATCTTCTTGAGTAACTTGAACCTGCTCCTTTATTTTCTCCTGCTCTTCAACTGGAGCATTGAGGAAGTCGTTGTATTCCTTCTCAAATGATTTGCGCCTATCAGCAGTCGGGCGGTATCCTTCTTGATAGCTCCAACCAAATCCAAATCCTCTTTGCTCTCCGTTAGTATCCACTTCAGGAATGGTATCCGTAAATCTTGCCTCCATACCGGGAAGCGGAGTTGATTGGTCTATGGCAATAGCTCCTTCACGCGCAGACCCCCCGCCCATTCCTGCGCCACCACCACCGCTTCTGGTTGGTGTTGTTTTTGGAACAACGCGAGCAGATGGACGATAGTTTGGATCAGCCATCTGCTCGGCGGTTGGGGTATCATAGACAACCTCCGTTTCGCCACCACCATACCTCGCGTTATACATATCTTCACGAATGCGAAGTTGTTCTTTCTTATAGAACTCATCTCCCGCAATCTTTATCCCACTTTCAAATGCAGGTATAGCTTGCCTCAAATTTGGATTATTCATTACTGCTGGGTCAGCCAAGAACGGCATCAACTTCGCATACGCCTCACCTGACTTACCTTCTCCTGCAAGTCTCATTGAGTCCTGCATACTTTGTTGCAAGAATGGTAACATCTCTTGGGCTTGCCTATTCTGTTCTCGTTCACGAAGAACCTTGCTTACATTGTCTCCAATTTTAGCCAAAGAATCTGCCACCCAATCCGTTGATTTGGATGCTTGCTGAGTTCCTGTCATTATGAGTTCTGCGATAGACATAGTAATAAAATGTTATGTTGGAAGTGCAACTGGCCTGTCGCTCATTGAACCTGTAGCTGGACTGCCGCCTAAATAAGTTCCGCTTGTTGTTCGCGGTGTATTGTAAAGCGGTGTTGATCCAAGTCCTGTTCCGTATGGATTTCCCGATTGTCCACCATAAGAGAATCCAGCAAGAACATTGCTATATCCAGACAACGCGCCAGAAGTAGCCTTACCGATGTCAGAGACACCTTGGCCGACTGCTTGCTGTGCAGCGTAGCTTGCGGCGATGTTTTCTTTATTCGCTCCGTAGATTTGTGAGGCAAGACCAGACTGAGCATTGTAGATGTTGGTGAACATATCAGATGTCATCTTAGCTTTTTGCAATCCGACTTCTGCTGCCGCACCTTGGAATCCAAGTTGCAGTCTTCCTACATCGAGTGGTTCTGCTGTGAATGCCCTTGCCAATTGCTGCCAGTTCATTGCTGTGTTTTGAACTGCTGGCATTGCTGCCAAACCTTGTCTTTGAATATCAAGTGAAGTTAGCCCAAGGTTACGCGCCATCTGCCCTTGTGCTGCTTGGAATCCTCCAGCGCGTCCTGCTGTTGCTGGGTTGAATCCTGCGCCTGCACTCTCAGCAACATTGCGCGTGATTTGGTCTTTGACATCTTGGGGAATATCTCCTTTAAGATATTGTGAAATAACATCCATTGCTTGCCCGATTTGAGTTTGCGCTTGTTGGCGTTGCTGTGCTGCTCCGGGCTGGAATTGCTCAAGTTGTTGACGATAGTAATTTGAAATTTGACCAGCATCACCAAGCATTGCTCCAAGGTTATACTCTGGAGCTTTGACTTCACTAATCATCCCTTGGACTTGTTCTTGTCCTTTAAGAAAACCTTTGGTAGCTTTCCTTTGTTGTTTTTGAAATTGTTTTGAAGCTGCACCCTGAGCTTTCTTGGCTCGATCTGCTGCCGACATTGAGATAGCCGCAGAACCCGCCGCCGCACCTACAGCAACCACACCAGCAGCAATAGCGAATCCGCTGGAGTGAAACATCATTGGATGTTTATTGCGAAACAAGTTTTCTAAATGTTCAAAAGATCTCATTTGATTAAGTCGGTTCGGTTATGCCGCCACTTCTGCACCCTTGGGTCTTCCTTGGCGATTAAAGTCTCTTGAAGTGATGCTGTCAATAATTTCGTCTGGATCAGTTAAGTCTGTGACATGGCAGGTAGTCCAGATTGTGTCTTTGTGAGTAGCCAGCAATCGCCTTGTTCCTGCTTCTGTGATGCCGCTGTAGCCTGTTTTGTAGCGGTGGGCAGGGATGCCATGATACCAGACAGTCACATCACCTTTCATCACGAAGAATGGATGCGTAGTTAGGTGAAGCAAACTTGTCAGAATCGTATCCTTCGGCATATAGATTTCCCGAATATACATACCCGGCGTGAACCTATGCACCAGCGGACATTCCCGTGGAGGTAGTTTTAGAATCTCCAAGTCCATCAAGTTTAGTTCGTAGTTTGGATCACCATATCCAATTACGCTCTTTGCTTCAATCTTGTCTGGAATTGTCAGCGTCATCGGTAGAGGAAATAATCGTTTGGCGTTGGTGACAATATATCAGCACCGATTAGGTTGTCTGCCCGACTATAGTTTGCTATCCGCAATGGAGCGCAAGTTGGAATTTCTAAGCCTTCCATCTCCTTCTCTTGCTCCTGCACAGCAAGCGACAGGTTACTCAAGAACTCTTGCGCCTTGCGATTCTCACGCGAGTTCAATGCAAGCACAGCATAGATCATTGCATCTGGAATAAACTCAACCAACTCTTTCGGGTCGGTCAAATCAAAGTATTTCTTCGATGCGTAAAGCGTGATACACTCGCAAGTCCTTGGTGCTTTGAACCTACGGAATGTAGGATGAGCATCGTTGGGTTGATAGATTGCTATCAGCGTCTTTGCTTCCAATGCTGTATCGTAGGCATACACGCGAATCCTACCTTTAGTAATTGGCTTGGTTACTGACCGAATCCCTTTCACAAGGAGATCAGACTTTGCCAGCGTTGGAGGATTTGCAGTAGTTACCTTAACCTTGTGGTAGGTGTCATACTGGTCTTGTGCTTCAAACATCAACTCCACTCCGATGTCTTCAGCTTCCTCGGCCATTACCCCGATTTGGTATGGATGAGTAGTATAATCTCGGAAGAGAACATGGAGTCCTCCTACTTCTACGATTCCTCTATGGCATGAGTTCCCTGCTTGAAGAGCAAAAGCGTTGGTCGCATTAAACCACTCATCCCCGAGACTGGCTGAGTCATCTCCAATCCAAGCAAGTTTGATTTGCTCATAACGGGCTGGAAGCGTGAAGCAATCGTTCACGCAGCAAATCTGGACATACTCTTCTATGCTTGTCCAGCCTCTTTTATTCCACAACAATCTACGAGCTTGATTAACAGCCTTGACTCCGCGCTCATACGAGCAAGTTCCAGAGTCTCCGCAGAAACCCTTCACAAGCTCTACCATCTCTTCGAGGGTATCAGCCATAGGGATTATCGTTTCCGATAATTATTTTCCGCCAACGGGCTTTCCAGATTTAGGAAGCGGTGCGCTGGAGTATGGATTCTTGCCAGTGTTAGGCGGGTTCATATTGCCCATACCTTCACGGATCATGCCGCGAGTTGGTGAGCCGCCTGAAACTAAGCGTGGGTCTGTTCCTTTTAGTGGTGTCATATGTTTATTTTCTTTGTGATGGCTTATGGTTGCGAAGAATGAACTGCCATCCAGTTCAAGCTCGTAATTTCTGCGATGTTGTTATCAACGCGAATTGTAAATCCTGATGCGTTTTGGGAAATAATTGTGTAAAGAGGAGTTGATGCTGGAGTTCCAGAACCATAGATAGGAGTCAACGAAATCCCATAAACAGCAGACGGGAGAGCGGAACTAAATGTAATTCCAATAGATGTTGTGTCTCCAGCCGCAATTCCTGTTTGCGTTCCGTAACGAACTTTGACAGTAGGAATTGTAGCAACAGTTGTTTCCAATGTATCGACTCGCGTATCAAGTGCGCTAATCTGACTCTGTTGGTCAGCAAGGTCTTCGTTGATTTGAGCAACTTGCGCTGGAGTTACATCGCCCAATCCCGGCACATTGATAGTTCCGTTAGTAAGAACCTCATCAATGAATTGTTGAAATACATTTTGCCAGTTACCAGTTGGACAGAAGTCATCTGGAACATTTGGAAACGTAAGTGCTGGAGACGAAGATTGATTGTCCATTATATTAATTCACGATATTGTAGTTCCAATATTTTTCTTGGCAACACAAAAATGGTTCACACTCTTGGTTTTCTTCTGGGCAGTCGCCAACCGGAGAGTCGTCGTTGTTCTTAATGTTTGCCATCAATCTTACTCGGTCAACTGTAGCTGCTCCGGTTAGGTTGACTTTGATCTGGAATTCACTTCCCTCTACTGATGGGATGCCTGCCAAGTCATTGCACTCACTTGGGTCTGGCGTGTTAAACTTGTAGCGTTTGTAGCGATTACCGCCTCGCTGTGGGAAGCATTCAGTTACTACTGGTGAGCATGGATCGCACCCGAATGTCGTAGGCACTTTGAGTTGTGACCAGCAAGGGTTAGAGTCGGCGCGGAAATCGACGTAGCTATCTACTTCACCTTTAATCTCACTCATCCACATTTCTCCACCAGTAATCTTTTTACGGAGGAACTTGTTTGTAGCCCCGCTTCGGTTGAAGTCATACCTTCCAGTTGTGAAGAAGGATTCAATCTGTCTAGTTCCATTCGGCCCGTAGTCATCGCCTTGTGCTGTGGTGAACTCGTAGAGTCGGTTCTTGTTGTCTTTGTCGAATGAGAATCCGAATCCCCGCTTTTCGCCTTGGATCAGTGCAGTTAGAAGTTGGGTTGGCCTGATTCCCGTCCATACTCCATTCCAGCGGAATGATAGTTGTGCGTCCGGTGCTGGAGTTGAGGATTGGTCGAGGTCGAGAACAACCATGCCCCTATGAAACCTGTTCAGTCCCTCTACGCCTTCTGCGCGGTATGTCTGTGGCGAGACAGTATTGATTAGGTAGTTGTCGAAAAAGATAGTCGAAGCGAATTGCTTCATCCACGGGGTATCATTTGATACCCACTTGTTCACATCCCTTGATAGTTTACGAAGGGAGAAGTATCTATTGAACTCGGATTGAGTATTGGAATAGAACGCCCAACCATCGTGTGATCTGAACCAAAGTTCGGAGTTTACCAATGCAAGATTAGGGCTGGTGCATCCGCGCCCAAGGAGTGAGATACGCTGGATGTTTGATGTGTTCCATTGTGACCTTGGTAGAGAGACATCCATTGAGAATGCTCCGTTTCCAGTAAGCACTACAAGCTGACCTTGGCCGCGAAGGTTGTAGCCTAGCTCTGGCATGACCTTCATCCCTGTGATGTTTCCCATCATGGCTGGAGTCGAGAAAGCCCCACCTTCTGCCCAGTATCCTATCTCTGTGAAGTTCTCCGTATTCTTGGTGTCAGTAAACCCACCGCCATAGATAATATCTGAAGCGTATATTTGATTGAACCTATCAGAAACAAAGACTCTTCCGAAAGCGTATTCCATTACAGTCCCAATTGGCATCTTGGCGAGGTAGGGATTCAAACGATAAGCAGGAAGTTTAACTGTGCCAGTCCCAACTCCAGCACCAGTTGCTGTGAACTTAACTCCAACTGTATTGGATGGTGCGCCGATCAGCATGAAGTTTGTAGTCCCAACTGACACAATCTCGCAGTAGTCTCCGTTCTGGATTTCACTTGCAGTCAGCGTTCCCAATACTCCATCCCATGCTATGGCATTTTGGTAGCCGTTTTGGATATACGCCCGATCTTCGGCTTGCACGAAGAATGTGTGCATCATACCCGGATCGTTGCCTTCGATAATCTTGTAGGCAAATGCGCGATTGTTTACGATCTTGAGGAAGTAGATAATCCCAGATACAGATAACAGAATACCATCGCTCGTTCTGAAGTTAGTCGCCCGATATGGATACGCACCTTGGAAGCTACCACCAAGAATATCGTTAACGATAGTCTCGGCTTCTCCGTCTCCCGCGATAATCGGAATGTTCCGAATACTTGGCCTTGTCCTGTTGATACCACCTCGGAATGTCCTATTTACTGATTCTGATACTACAGACTCTGGTAAATACGATGGATGAGTATCTGCGTCTTGCGCGATGATACTTGTGAATCCATCAAAGACTGATCCTTCTGCTGGCATTATACAACAATACGAAGCTCACCAGTTACAGTTTTGTAAACGCTATTTACAGCAAGACCGCCAGTAACTGCTGCTGCATTGTCTGCGTATGTTCGAATATTTCCAATTTGAACACATCCACTTCCACCGGGAAATAAAAATATCACACCATTTCCACTTGTTGAAATATATCCACCAGTTCCATTTGTTCCAAGACGAAGATCAATATCATCGGAATATGGGGATTTTAAATCAATAAAGGCTCCTGTTGGGCCGCCAACTTCTATGTATCCTTCTCCTGTTGTGGCATTAACTAACAACGCTTTCGTTATAATGCGTCCATTTACGTCAAGTTTTTCTGTAGGTGTAGTTGTTCCAATACCAACATCTCCAGTAGAAGTAATAGAACCTGCGCTTACTGCTCCAGTTGTAGTCAATGGTTGGCTACCAAGATCAATAGGCCCGGCTTGAAGAACACTATTGAGCGTAGCAAACTCAAGCAGTCCTGTAGAGTCTTTTCCAAGAACAGTGCTGTTAGCCCCGTTTGTCCAAGTCAGATTTCCAGCACCATCAGTCTTCAATACTTGCTGGGCAACTGGAGACTGAATCGTTTTCTGACAAGCAGCGGAGTCTTCTACTACCAATCGTTTGCCATTGGCAGTTGTTTCGAGTGGTTCACAGAGTAATGGAAACTCGGAATCGCAAGGTGGGCAAGGTGTGCAGTAGCTCATAGGATTAGCAATCTACTGCGCCATCAAATTCTGGCAATGTTTTGAGATGAAGATATGCTTGCTTGATTGGGTTTTCTCCGTTAAGGTCATATTCGCAAGTAAATGTTTTTGCATCAAAGGATTCTTTATTTGTATCATTGTAAATTTTTACAACAAATGCCATTTTATTTTTGGAGTATATTGCAGTATTTTCAACTCTATGATATGCGTCATTTGAGGTGAATCCAGTTTCAGTTGTTTTTGTTAATTTAAGTGCCATATTTTATTGTTTGTTTTAATTTATTGACCTATTGCATAATAACCAATTCTTCTTGTTACAGTAGAACCGGGTGCTGGAGTCATTTGAAACCATATTTGCGTTGTTGTTGTGTTGTTTATTGCAATATAAATACTTTCTCCTAATGGTTGTGGTTCATGGTATGTGCATACAACAGAACTAATTTGCCCATTAAATGGTCTGTCCAATATTTTAATACATTGACCAAGAGCATCAAATGTTAATACTTCGCTTCCAAATACTGTTCTTGTTGTATTTGGTAAATCAAGATAACCATTTGTTCTTGAAATATTTTTGTATCCAAAATTTTGTCCAATTTTACCATCATCATATTCATTTGTAACTTGATGAAATAAATTTGAAGTAGCAGAACTTTTACCAACTGTTAATCCGTCTATTTTAATTCCATATGACAATGAGTAAAATGTATTTCCAACAATATTTACTAATCCCCCACCTGTAATTTCAACTCCCGTTGATGTAATTGTATTAAATGGACTCCAATTATTTGTTGATGTTCCAAAACCAAAAACAGCATTTCCATTAAATGTTGACAATTGAAGAGCTGACACTGTATCTGTCAGCAAACAAGACCAACTATCTTTACGCCCACCGGGGGTAAATCCAGATTCAAAAAATGAATTTGAAATTGTAAATGCACTCAATGATTTTAAGTTGAATGCAGCTTTTCTGGATGAAATATGACCATTTGACCATGCAATTTGAAGTTCATCTTGTGGAGTATCCCAGTATATTCCGTAGTTTGCACCACCAATCGTGCATCCGGTAAAATACAATCCTTCAGCAGATGTATCTACAACATAAACCCCTTTATCGCAAGAACCAATTGATGTATCTGTTATCGAATACACAACCGGAGCATCTGCTGTTCCAGTAATTTTAATTCCAGAATCAAGTTCAAATATTCCAAATTCACCCGGAGAATTTCTACCTACAATAAGTGATTTTTCTACAATAACTTCTCCTACTTTATCAAACAATATTCCAGTAGTCCAATAACCTATTGGTTCGTAAAATCCATAATAATCTGAGCCATTATTTTCAAACCTTATTCTAATTTCTGAAATAAGAGCTGTTGGGCCGGGAAAACCTAATCCATCTGTTGAAATAGTAAGAGCAGTTCCAGCACCAGAACGATTATTTGTGCTAATTGTTAATTTTTTAATTTCAATTTTTTTAGATAGATTTGTGCTTGGTGTTCCTCCATACCATACAAATCCATTAACAACACTTGATCCAAATCTAATTTCAGTTAGATGAGTAGCCTCTCCAGAAATTGTTATAGATTTATTGTTTATATTTAATGTTGAGTTTATTAAAAATATTCCTTTTGGAATAAAAATTGACCCACCATTTACCCCAATAGTATTAATAGCAGCTTGAAGTGCAGTAGTATCATCTGCAACGCCATCACCAACCGCGCCAAAGTCTTTCACATTGACTATATCAGCGAACCTATTTGCCAATGTCCTTGCCGTAGTCGATCCAGTTGCCGTCACGCTGGAGCTATTTAGCCCTACAAAGCTGTTTGCCGTCACTACGCCAGTATTGCTCACAGTCATTTGGTCAACGCCACCTACGCCGATAATTGCCTGTGTTCCGTCTGTGGATGCTTTAATGTTTGCGCTCATAGTTATTTGGATTCTAATGCTTCAATTCTTTGTTTTAGCAATGCGTTTTCTTGAGAAAGTTCTTGCACTGCTTTGATAAGAGGAGCTATAAATTCTTCGTAACGCAATCCTTGCTCTGAATCTGGATCATTTTTATCAGTAAGAATCCAGCCACCAAAATCAACTCCTTTTGGTAGTGCAGTCTTAACTTCTTGAGCAATCAATCCAAAGTGCTTTCTAATTCCAATTCTTGATTCTGTTTTTGTTGGAATACCATTTTCATCTTTCTCTACTACTATATTTTCTCCAACTTTGAATTTATATGATACAGGTCGAAGAGAAGTAATAAAATCTAATCCAAGTTCAGAATCTTTGATTTCTGTTTTTTCTCTTTCGTCAGAAGTTTGAATTGTTCCATTTGCTGCCCATATAGCAGACCACCTGTTGCCAGACTTGCCGCAACTAACACTATTATCAACTTGAGGAACAAGATTGCCGCCAATTTGCATCTCTCCACCTTCAGTTATTAAAACTGGAGATACATTATTTAAAACTCCATAAATATTGAATCTATTATCGCTTAATTTTTGAACGTGCCATTTTGAAGTTTGCCTATCCTCAAATATAATTCCAGATTGAGCTGCTGATGTATTTCCAGAGGATACTGAAATGTGATTATTGTAGTCAGCATAATTTGCAAATAATGATACTACATTTCCATAAGTTGGCATTTTGCAAAAAACACCAAATCCCGGAGATGGTGATTGAGATAAATCAATTACATGGTTATGAGAGCCACTGGAACTAATTATGCTTGTTGCATTTCCTTCTACTCTTATGCAACTCCCATCTGTTGTTTTTCCACCCAAAAAAGTTCCAGTATCTATAATGCTATTCCAGTCATCGGGATTTTGTTTAAATAATAAACCCCATTTTGTAGTTCTGGAAATAGCTATTCCATTTTGAAACCATTTTTGACCAGTTGTGTCATTTGCCCATGTGGATATTGCACAAGTTGTTTTTCCTCCTGTTGCGCCACTATCCTTGCCTGTAATTTGAACTCCTGTTGAAACAAATCCTTGATATGGATTTGAACTTGCATCAGAGTTATCTCCTTTATTTCTTGCAATTTCAATTTCAGCACCAATTATTCTGCATTCTGGTTGACCTGCTATTTGGTTAGATACTATATTTAATCCCCAAACAGATGATGATCCGATTGGTAAATTTTCATTATTTACTGTAAAACTTGCAAGAACTCTATCATTTGCTGCTGGAGTTAATTCTGGAAATTGATTATTTGAAACTCGTAATCCAGTTGCTTCTCCAGCAATTGTTGATACTGAAGATGGATTTGCAATGCAAAAAGGCCCGTATGGACGAGCAGGAATTACCTTTCCATAAAATTGACCAGTTGGTTTAAATCCCGGTGCTGGAACTTCATTTGTTATTAGTGTGGCATTTTGTGAAAAAACCCACCATTTTGAAACTGATCCAAGTGCATTGCTTGATATTGTATATGTTCCATTTGGAACAAGAATTGTTGTTCCAGTAGAATTTAATGCCGCAACAAAAGCTGGAAATGAGTCAGTTACACCAGTAGGATCGGCCCCATAATCCAACACATTGACTATATCTGTGAAGCGATTGGATAGTGATCGAGGCGTAGTGCTGTTAGTAGATTTAACAAGACCATTGATATTTCCATTTGCATCTACATTCAACACATCCTGCGTAGTTGCGCCAGCATTGCCCCGTGCCAGCTTAATCGTGCCGTCTGGTGACGATGGCACTGCCAGAGTAAAGTTCTGCGTTGCTGTCGGTGATTGTCCTACTTGGACTGCGTTTGCTTTGATGAGACTCATACGATTGTATAGGTGCTGCCTGCTGGCACTGTTAAAGTTACTCCGGGGTTTACTGTGATTGGCCCTGCTGACATGGCGTTGCGGTCGGTTGTGATGGTGTAGTCAGTTACCATTACTTGGTCATTCTCGTAGAATACTCCGAAGGTATTTCCACCAGTTGGAGCCTTGCCGCCCGTTGTGCCTCCAGCGGCCTCAACTGCGATACGAGCATAGTAAGCTGCACGATTTACAATCTCATTCAATGCCGCCTCACTTGGGCCGCATGGATTGCATTTAGAACTTCTGGAATTTCCGCAACTCATAGTTTTTATCGTTAACGATAGTTTAGGTTAAGTCAAGTGTTTTCCACTAATAGATATGGAATCGTTTTTTGGTTGTATCTATTCATTTCTGAATAGACGAGGTTGATGAATCCGTCCCACTGTGAAGGGTAGATTGTTTGACATCCTTCCGAGGAAGTTGATTTGTAACTACCCTTATGGATGTTGATAGCGATGCCCATATCGTCTCCAGTAATGTCTCGCGTAACAGGCAACTCCTCTTTGGAGTTAGCAGGTCGCAACGCTGGATAGCCACCTCCGGGCTTGCTGATACCATGATTGCCTTTACGAAAGCGGTGAACGCCCGTTTTAAGAACCGCGATACCTTTTCGATATACAGATGGATCAGTATTTGCATTGAATGTAGCATGGACTGAAGGTGATAGAAGAATAATCGCGTCATCATAAATTCCCCTTTGGTTTCCAGATGGCGCAAATGTTTCAGAGTAGTATCCTCTTATTCCTACCAGAGCAACGCGATCTTCAATCCCTGCCTTGATTACCATGGCAAGGGTCTTCTCTTTCGCTTGTTGCGGTCTGGAGTTAGGAACCATGATTAGCCTTTACGGATAATATTGATTAACCCAACAAGGCCGAGTCCTGCAACAAGAATAGCCTCTTGGAGTTCTGGCTCAAGTTTAACCCCTGCTGCCGTAGCAATCAGAATCAAACCGCGCCATGTAGAATTCTCGCTTAACTTTGCGAGCAATGCGTTAATTGTTTTTTTCATTTCTTTGTTCCTTTTGGTTCGGGCAGTTCGTATGTCAGCCTCCCGTAGTCTGTCTCTAATGAAACGCCAAGTGTTGTGCATCCACTCAAAAATGCCATTGCAAGAAATACAAGTGAAATCAAAATCAGCACAAGCGCAAGTTGGTTAGGTTTCATTTTCAATTTCCAATTTTGTTTTTGACGAACTCAAAAAACACTGTCCAAATAAATGCCGCTGCTGCAATAATTCCGAATGCGTAGCCGCGATGAGATTCTAAGGAGCGTAGTCGTTTTTCAAAGTCAGCAAATTTGCTGCCAAAGTCTTTTTGATTTTCTAACACAAGATCAAGTTTACCGGAAAGTATTCCGAGTGTTCGTTGAATGTCGTCTTGCTCCATCATAAGATTAGTTTTCTATAAAGTGAGAACTCGTAAGTTTGGTTTCTGCACTGCACCATTTCAGCCATTCTTTTGCAACCGAATCCGAATCATTCCACCATGCGCGAAGGTTCATGCTTTTCCAATATGAATCCCAAACCCAAAGTTTGTTTTGGTTTGTTGGATAAAGGTAGCATGACAACGCATGGCTAAATTTCGGAGTGTTTACAATGAGAACTTTTGCTTGAATTCCACTTTGTTTCAATGCTTGCGTCATCGCAATTGCTTCTGGCAAACAAGCATTTTTGTATTTACCGACGAATTGCGGTTGATCTACTGGGGGAGTAGATGTGCAGCTTGTCAATAAAATAACAAATATGGAAACAAGGATTTTCATTCTTCAACCCAAGTGTAAACTCCATTCACAACTTTAAGTGCAAATGTTCCAGTGTTGCTTGGTGGTGTAGGCATACGCTCGGCGACGAGGATTGGAGCCTCGTCAACCCGAACGTAAATCTTGCCGTCCGTCACGTTGATCGCAATTTCGCGTTCGATCCATTGAGCAGTTGATGGTTTAGCACCGGGGATTAAACTCTGCAATGGGAGGATGCGTGTTGGGATTTCGGTTTCGGACGGCATTTGATTTTATACTCCAAATTTAACTTTTCCGAAGAATTTAACTGGAGCTTGCATTTTGACAAGCGTTGGATTTCCACCACCACCGCCATTGCCTCCGTTGTCAATCTCAAGTCCAGTTCCGTTGTTATAGAGTTCAGCAACTTCTGCGTCGCTCAATGCTCTGTTCCAGATACCAACTGCGTCGATTTGACCAATCCATTTGTCCCAAACTCCTCCCAGAGTAGCTCCTACTGCAACTTCTCCGGAATTTAATTCAGTGTAACTTGTGGACAGCAAGTATTTCGTGCCATTTAAATATGCACTATTTACGTTTTCATCCAAAACAAAAACCGCGTGTTTCCAATTTCCGTCATTTACATTATCACCAAATACCTCTTCTCCATCTTGACCATTTACTCTTAGTTGACCGCTCCCGATGAATTGAAGTTGAGCATTAAAAAATTCAAGCAAAACATTATAACTGTTTTGAGATTCCGTTTTAAACCAGCAAGAAACGGTTTTGATAGTGTTATTTACAGAAAAATTAAAAAAGTTTTCTCCATCAAACACAGCAGCATTTCCAATCTTGCCTGAAGCAAAAGAAACATTACCATTGTTGGTGAGGGTGCGATTATTGCCGGACGAATCAGAAGTGTCGGAGAGTTTATAAAAAGCCTGTAGGTTGTCTGTAAGTGCCATAATATTAAAAAATAAATTGCCAAAATAACCCTGCCGCTACGTCATTGTAACGGCAGGGTGTTATTTGTTTTTAGTTCAGATTAGAACGTGCCGCCAGCGAGGACGAATCCACGGAGAACGCTTGTTCCAGAACCGATGAGGTCTTGCGAAACAGTGACCGATCCAACAACGTCGAGCGCAGTGGAAGGAGTTTCAGTTCCGATACCAACCGAACCAGCAGCACCAACGAAGAGTGCAGTCGAACCTGCACCGCTGATTTCCATGCTGGAGGCTTGGAGGTTAACACCGCTGATAGAACCACCAGTGATGTTTACGTTGTTGGAGTTCTGGGTTGACATTGTGCCAAGACCAGCAATCGTGCCTTCAGCCGACGAAAGGCGGGTCTCATGGTTGTCGGTAACATCGCGGACGCTCTGAACGTCGCTTGTGCGTGCAGTAACTTCGTCTGCAATATCACTGGCAATTTCCGAAGCGAGATCGCTGATAGCGGTCTGACGAGCAGAAACCTCGTTGTCGATTGCAGTTTGCAGAGCGGCTTCAGCGGCAAGAGCGCGGGTCTCTTCAGCAGCAACAGCGGCAGCAGAACCAGCAGTCAGGTTGGTGATTGCGTCCGTGAGGGAGCTATCAGCCGATTGAAAGGCGGCAACAACTTCGGTCAAGCTGTCAAGGGCAGCAGGGTCGATGTTCGAGAGAACGCTGTCAACACGGCTATTAACAGCCGAGATAGCGGATTCACGGGCAGTGGTCTCAGCAGAGATCGCAGCAGCGCGAGCAGTTGCTTCGGCAGAAACGGCAGCAGCACGTGCGGTTTGTTCCGCAGAGATAGCAGCTTCACGAGCGGAGGTTTCGCTGGCGATGTCGTCAGCAAGACCGGACTCAGCAGCTTCGGCGCGGGTTTGCTCGGAGCTAATAGCGGATTCAAGTGCGGAAACCTCGGAAGCGAGATCGCTCTCCAAAGTGCTAACACGGCCAGTCAAGGTCGTAGCAGCGTTTTCAATTGCGATAATGTCTGTTTCAGCTTCACTCACACGGCCTTCGACAATACCAGCGGCAGTCTCAATAGCGGTGCTACGAGTGTCGTTGGTGTTGGCGCGGCTAACGAGATTGCTGACATCGCCAGTCAGGATGTTATCAGCGGCGATACGAGCGGCTTCTTCGTCGGAAATATCCGAAGCGAGGGCAGCTTCTGCGGCTTCAGCACGGGTTTGCTCTGCACCAATGGCCGATGTGGCCGATGTGCCGAGAGCGGTGATAGCACCATTGAGGTCGCTATCTGCGCCTTGGAAAGCGGTAACGATTTCCGAGAGGGAGTCAAGGGCCGCTGCATCCGTGTTGGACACAATAGCGTCAACTCGGCTGGAAAGTTCGCTCACCGCAGTTTGACGTGCAGTAACCTCTGCGTCGAGGGCGGATTGAACTCCACCACTCAGGGACTCAGCATAGCTACGGGTCGAGAAGTGACCTTCACCAGCGATTGGGACGATTGCGGTAGCATTACCTGCTCCGTCATTGCCAGTTCCGATGTAGAGGATGTTGTCGTTTTCGTTGTGGGCCAACTCTGCTGTGAGAGCGGATTGCGGTGCGCCTGCTCCTGCTGGATCACCGAGAAGACGATGACGATTACTGAAGCGTGTGCGGTTGATGTCGTTGTTTGGCATAATTAGTTTATGTTGTTTAGTTTAGTTTTTGTGTTTTTGTTTTTCTTGTTGAGTTTTTCAACAATGAAAGTGTTAATATGATCCAGCTTCTTCGATGTCAACGAAAATCTCGACTGGATCGTTTAAAATTTCTGGACTCAATGGAAGGGAATCTAAATTTATTTCTGAACGGCGAACTGCGTATGTTCCTTCTGGAATTGGCCATGTTTCGGTATTCCCATCCCAACGGACAACCATTTCAAGCCATCCGCCTGCCGTATTGATTATTGCCCAATCGTCGATTTCCATAATTAAAAATATGTTGTAATCATTAATGCTCCGGGTGCGCCATTGCCTCCGTTGCTTCGGTCGCCGGAACCAATAGTCGATCCTCCACCACCGCCACCAGAACCATATCCAGTTCCATTAGCTCCATTTCCACCAGAGCCAGTAGCGAATGAACAAGCACCGCCGCCGCCACCACCAGAGCCATTAATCATCAATGTAGATAGTGTTCTTGGAGTAGTTTGGGTTGCAGAACCTCCATTTGCTGTTGCGCTTGCAACGCCTCCGTTGCTTATCAAACCAACAAAATGATTAGTTCCGCTCGTTCCTCCATTGAATACACCTGTCAACGATCCAACAACTGCCGCCGCAGTTATGCCACCACCAGCACCTCCACTTGATGGAGCAAAGTTTGTTCCGCTACCTGACCCTCCAGTTCCAGTTATGTTTGCCGCTCCTCCACCATTTCCTGCTGGCGCACCAGCACCACCTGATGTTGGTGCGACTGTGCCTCCATTGCCAGCAACAGTCCCACCCGCAGAAGCTCTGACGAGTGTTCCTTGAGTGATACCAGCAAATGATGTAAGCGTTCCGAGAGTAGCGTTTGTTAAAGTAGTTCCAACTCCTCCAGTTCCTCCACTACCTACAGTTATTGTATAACTTGCATCTGTAAGTTCTGATGCGTTAATTGAAGCATGAGAATAACCACCAGAACCACCACCAGCACCGCCAAAAACTGCAGTTCCAGCAGTCTGCTTGCCACCATAACCACCACCACCACCACCAGCCACACATTGAACTACAACTTCCCTTGCGCCTACTGGTTTTGTCCAAGTTCCTGATGCAGTATAAATATCAATTTGAGGAGAAAGTGAAGTTAGTGTTCCAGATGCAAGCGTAAGATTGCCTGCAACACTCAACTCTTGAACCGATCCAGTTCCAGCAGTTGTTCTGCCAAGGATTCGATTACTTGCTTGAGAAAGTTTGCTTACTTCAATAGCTGCGGTTGCAGACACGTCAGCATTTACAATCGTGGATGCTGGTGATTGGAATACGCCATTGACTACTTTAACAACGCCAGTTCCTGTGACGGATGGCATTGTTGTGTGAGTATGTGATGGATAGTTCCCGCCAAAATGGAATGTAAGACGATTGTTGTTTTGATTCGCTCGTCCATACAAATAAACAAGGATTCGATCAGTTGCAAGAATCGTAGTTTGTGGCATGACTACTGATGCAACCTGTTGGTTAATTTCAGATGGATCGTAGATGTAAACGTCGTTAGAAGTCGCAAGGAGCGTTGGGGCGTTTACTCCATCATATTTCAAAACTTCAACTTTGAAACGAATTTGGTTTGCAGAGTTTGTAGTCGTTGATTCTATAAAAATATTAAAATCCCAAATGCCAGCAGGGATTGCTGTAGCAGATGGAACATTGAGATCAGTAACAAACGATGCGAGAAAGTCGTAAGTCGCAGTAGAGAGAATTGGAGAAAGATAACTTGTCGCTGTTGTTTCTCCAACAATTCCAAGTTCTTTCGATGCGTTTGGAGTTTGAGGAATATTTGTTACAGGAGCGTCTGCTGCTGTGTTGAAATTCAAATAATAAATTACACCACCACCACCAGACCCGCCAGAAGGAATAGTCCCCGGAACCCAACTTGTTCCATTGTATTGCAAAACTTGTCCATTGACTGGTGTTGCGTTGCTTACCGGAGTTCCTTGCAATCCATCTACAGTAGGATTGGGGTATGTTCCAGCCAAATCACCACCAGCAGAACCAGTTGGAGTGCGAGAATCCGAAAGCCGAGAATCATTACCTTCGCAAGCTGTTCCAGCAGTAGTGCCATAGCTAACAGCAAGTGTTCCAGAAGTGGTAATTGTTCCACCAGTAAGTCCAGTTCCACCAGTTATGCTTGTAACAGTTCCTGATCCACCGCCCGATATGCCTTCAATAGCACGAAGGATTTCAAGCCTCTGGACATCTTCAGTTGCATCTTTGAAACAAGTGTCAGTCAGTGGACTAATATATGTCCCTTGCGCTTCTGCTGCTCGCAAAATAGCAAGGCGTTGAATATCGCTTGTTCCATCTAAGAACTGTGAATCAGTCGGCATAATATTTTATCGTTAACGATAATTACGCTGGGTTAAGAGCAGTAGCAAGAGCTTCGTTAGTGAGGAAGTATTGCTGGTCTTCAGTTTTTTGCACAAAGCAATTTTCAGTAACTGGGGTGAGGCCGCCAATGGTTGCGAAGCCAAGGTAAAACTGATAGAGCTTGGAGGCATCACTTGCTGCATCATAGCAACCAAAAGAAATGGGAGTAAGTTCAGTAGCAGCAAAAATAGTTTGAAGAAATGGATAGGTTTTATCGCGGTAAGGAAGAGATGTGAAACAAGCCATAATTTAGAAAAGGGGTAAGGGTGAGGGAGAATATAACTCCCCCACCCAAGGTTTAGGTTTAGTAGTAGATACCAACAACGTAGGCATTCACGTAGAGTGCGCCAACACGTCCAGCAGTATCAGCACCGGAAGCGACATTTACGCCAGCGTTTGCATAGGTGAAGGTGGTCGAGTTAACGACAGTAACTTCAGCCTGCACATCATTGAACGTAGTGTCAGTCATGTTTGCAATCGTGATCGTGTCACCCGTGGAAAAACCATGAGCAGCACCAGTAACGATTGTAGCAACGCCAGCAGTGCGAGCGCGAGTTGCAGTAGCTTGTCCGAGTCCAACAGTCGTTTTACGCAAACGAAGTTTTGCTGAACCAGTAATAACAGGAACTGAATTACCTACTGGAATTAAAAGGTTTGAAAACCTTTGATTATCATCAGCATCAGTAATAGTAGTTGATGGAATAATATCTTGTCCATTGGTTCCATTATCAATAACGATTACTGGATCAGTTGCAGTAGTTCCACGAACGTAAGCGTTCTCAAGAACAATGTTTGTTGGAAAAAACTTAGTGTCTTCGTCGTTAAGAACGAGGAGGTCAGCGTCTCCAGCAGCGAGGAGGTTAACGGCAATCGGGCCAAACAAGTTGACGCGATCATAAGCGAGTGGTCGTGAATTAGACATATTTTGTATTTTATTTAAGGTTGTGGGGAGAGGCTTGAATAAGCCCCTCCCCTATTTAACTTAGGAAGGCACAACGATGTCACCCACACCAGCGCAGCTATAGCAGTCCTGATTGTTTTCAGGAACGATGTAGCTCTGAACTGGGCAGCAGGAACCGTAGAGGTTCTTGCTCTTAGGCAGGCGATGCAGGAACGAGTGCATGATGGTTGGGTCTTTGACCTGTGCGGCGAGACGGAACTGAGCTTGATAGAAGCCCGATTTGCGCCAGCGGTTGCACTCCCAATCTGGGTTCTTCCATTCCCAATCACCAGCGTAGTTCTGGGTCATCTGTTGGGCTTGGCCGTATCCAGTCGAGGATGGCATTGTCCATTTGCACATTGCTTTGTTAACCATAGCAACCGAGATACCGAAGTCGGCATTGCGGTAAGCGCGGTTAGGAACATAGGAGCAGCCGTTTTCTTGGACAACCTTGATGTAACGAGGAACGCGAACGAGACGTGCCCATGTCGCAGGATCAGCTTCATTGAAAGCTGGAAGCGTTGCATTGAAGGCAGTGTCAGCGTTGAAACGAGCGGCGTTGATGTCGTAACCAAAGGCGTAGTCGCCGATGATACGATTGATGCCGAGCTTCAGACGGGTAAGGCGTTCGTCGAAATCAGTGTTAGCATCCCAGTAGCCATTGTTGCGCTTGGCTTGGAAGTAAAGCGCACGGCCAACTTGAGGATCAGGGATAA